CGCTCGGTATCGCGACCTGATGAGACTATCCTAAGACGTGCATGCACGTTCGTCCACAGAAAAAGTGCATGCACGTACGAATTCTGAATATGGTGACGCACGCCACAGACGCCGAGGCGCCTTAGGGTGGGTGTCCTGGACCCGGTCTCAGCTACTTACGGTTGGAACTGGCCGAAAACTCTTCGATCGCGCGCTGGATGCGCTCGACGAGCGAAGGGCTGATGGGGCGGTTGTCCGGCGACGAGAGCGTGAGTCGGTGGCCGTCGACTACGATCGACGGTGCGCCTTCGAGCGACGGCTCCGGGAACGCGGACTCGTAGGTTTCCTTGAAGAACTCGGCGTGTCGCCTCATCAGGTCGGCGAGCTGGCGCGCCGCGCGCTTCGATGGTGTCTCCGGGCCAGGCGCCGGGTGCTGGGCCTGCCGATGCTCCGCCTTCGCGCTCACGAGTCGCAATCTACCATGCATGCACAACCCCCGCTGCTTGGGATGGTACGTGCGCATTGGGAGCCTGCATCCACAAAAGATGTCGCCGCATCCGGCGCGCGCGAACATTCATGCACGACATGCTTGACGGCGGACGTGCATGCACGTATTTTGTGATTCGTGGACAACATCTCATTGGTCGAGAGAGCCATGGAGGAGCAGAACGTCTCGCGTGCGGAGCTGGCGAGGCGCTCGGGTATCCATGGCGGGCTGATTGGGAGATACCTGCGCCGCGAGATCAGCATCGGGCTCACGAACGCCCCTAAGCTGGCCAAGGCGCTCGGTCTGTCGACGACGCAGGTGCTTGGACTGGAAGCGCCGGAGGCAGCGTAACTTGCGGGACGTCGCCATGGTGGCCGGGGAGAGCCCGCGCACCGCCCGTGGTCGTCGGCGCATGAAACAGCGCGTCCGGATCGCTCTTTAAGGCATTCCGCCGCCGCGCCGAGTGCGCGCGGCCGCAACGAGGTGACGGCCGATGGCGCGTGCGCGCGCCGGGGCCCGAGGTGCGCCCAGCGCACGGAGGAGAGGCAGATGGCGAAGGCGAAGAGGGCAGTAATCGCGCGGGTTCCACTGGCGAAGATCGACCGGACCGGCGGCACGCAGGCGCGCGTCGGCAACAACGAGGACGCGGTCGCCGAGTACACCGAGGCGCTCCGGGCTGGCAAGTCGCTGCCGCCCCCGGTGGTCTTCAAGGACGAGAAGGGCACGCTGTGGCTCGCCGACGGCTTCCACCGCGTCGAGGCTCACGCGCGCATCGGCGCGAAGACGCTTGACGTGGAGCAGCACGTCGGCGACCAGCGCGCGGCGCGCCTCTACGCAGCAGGCGCGAACGCGCAGCACGGCTTGCGGAGGTCCAACGACGACAAGCGCCGGGCCGTGGCGATGCTCATGGACGACCCCGAGTGGCGCGAGTGGAGCGATCGCGCCATTGCCGAGCACTGCCACGTGAGCCGAGAACTCGTCGCGGCCGTCCGTGCCTCAACTGGCCGGAACGGCCAGTTGGAGCCGCGTAAGTCCGCGGATGGAAAGACCCGCGACGTGTCGGCCATCGCCGAGTCGAACCGCGAGCGCGCGGAGGCGAAGCGCGCCGCGGCGCCGCGAGTGACGCGCGAGGCGGTCGACGAACTGCCGCCGGACGACGTGCCGGAGATCGAGGCCGAGGAGACGTTCACGGTCGTCGACCCCGTCCACGACGAGTCCCCGGTCGAAGACGGGCCCGCCACTGCGCCGCCGGGGCCGGTGGACGCGACGGGCTACGACGTCCCGGCACACCTGCTCGATCAGTGGGCCTTCCTCTCGTCGATGCCGCCGGTGGTCGACCGGGCGCTCGCGGAGGCGGCGCGGCACTGGTCGACGCTCGCCGATCGGATGCTCGCGGCGGTGCGGAAGACCGGCTCGGACCGCCACTGGCCGACGCGCGAGCACGGCACGATCGACAACGACTTCGGCCCGGCCGGCCGGGTGCACGCGGTGCAGGCGGCGATCCGCAGGCTGGTGCCGCACGTGGTCTGCAGGCCGTGCGAGGGGCGCGGGTGCGAGCGGTGCGGCCAGCTCGGGTGGTTCTCGCGGGTGGCCTGGCGCGAGCGCGAGCGGGTCGACGAGCGGCTCGATGCGGTCGGCGTGACGGTGCACCGGTGAGCGACGTGGCCTTCGATGACCGGCTGCGCAAGCGGTTTTGGTCGAAGGTTGACCGCTCGGGCGTTTGCTGGGTGTGGACCGCGTCCAGGTCGACGTACGGATACGGCCTCTTGTGGATACGCGGCAACGTTCGCATGGGCGCTCACCGGGCCTCGTGGTCGCTGGCGCACGGACCCATTCCGGTCGGCATGGAGGTGTGCCACCGCTGCGACAACCCGCGGTGCGTCAATCCCGCGCACCTCTTTCTCGGGACGCACGCCGAGAACATGGCCGACATGGCCCGCAAGGGCCGGGCGCCAGGAGGCCGTGCGTACGGCAAGAGAAACGCGCGCCACACGCGCCCTGAGACCACGCCGCGCGGTGAGCGCAATGGGCTCGCGAAGCTTGGCGCGGCCGCGGTGCTGGAGATTCGCCAGCGCCACGCCGCCGGGGAAACCCAGCGGTCGCTTGCGCGCGCGTTCGAAGTGACCAGGCAGAACATCGGCTACATCGTCCGCCGCGAGACCTGGGGGCACGTCGCATGAGTCAGATCTTGCGGCCCTATCAGGTCGAGGCTGTCGAGGCCATCTTCGGCGAGTTCGAAAAGGTGCGCTCGACGCTGCTCGTCTTGCCGACAGGGGTCGGAAAGACTACGGTTTTTTCCGCGACGGCGCGGCGCTGGCTCGAGGCGCGCCGCGGTCGGGTGCTGGTCATCGCGCACCGCGAGGAGCTGATCTTCCAGGCCCGCGAGCGGCTGGCGAGCTTCGGGCTGAACGTCGGCCTCGAGATGGGCGAGCACCGGGTGAGCCCGATGTTCATGCCCGACGTGGTCGTCGCGACGGTGCAGACGATGTCGCGGGCGAGCCGGCGCGAGGTGTTCGGGCCCGGCGCGTTCGGGCTCGTCATCAGGTGCTCGCGCGCGCCGGGCTCAACCCGGACGTGACGTTCGAGCAGGCGCGGCGAGCGATCGACCAGCTGGCCGCGAACCGGTGGAAGGCGACGGACGCGCTGATCGCCGAGATGGCGGTGGCGCAGAAGGGGCGTGCGGCATGATGAGCGTCCGAGTTCCGATCCGACTCGAGAGCGAAGCCAACCGGCGCGACCATTGGGGCACGCGCGCCGGGCGCGTCAAGGAGCAGCGCGAGGCCGTGACCGCGGCGTTTGTGGACTCCGGCGAGCCGATCCACGTCGTGCAGGTCGCCCCGAAGAAGGCCGGCGGGAAGGTCAAGCAGGTAGCTCGGTTCGCGCGCCAGCCGGCGCTGCCGCTGGCCGTGTTCATCACGCGCATCGCGCCGCGCGCGCTCGACGACGACAACCTGGTCGGCTCGGCCAAGGGTGTGCGGGACGCCGTGGCGTCGCTGCTCGGCATCGACGACCGCGACCCGCGCGTGACCTGGCGCTGCGAGCACAGGCGAGGCGGCGTCGGCGAGTACGCGGTCGAGATCGCCATCAAGCCTCGAGGTGACTCGTGAGCGGCTGGTCGCGCGAGGCGATCGACGCCCGGACGAACTGGTCCGAGCTCGAGAAGAAGCGCCAGGAGTGCGCGACGCGGCTCACCTGGCTGCTGTTCCACATCCAGGCGGCATCGGGCGCCCTCGATCCGCGCCAGGTCATCAGCGTCGCCGAGCACGCCCGGGTCGGCCTCGGCCTCGACCGTCTTGTCGACGTGGATGCGTGGGGCCATGCGTAGGTCGGCGCCTCTGCAGCGGAAGGCCAGGCTCAAGGCCCGGCGGTCGACGCCGCGGCGCGGCCGCGTGAGGGACGGCGCGTACATGGAGCGCGTGCGCTGGCTGCGATGCTGCGTCGAGGAGCTCCAGCAGACGCGCGCCTGCGATGGTGCCGTCGAGGCGCACCACGCCGGCGAGCGAGGGCTGGGCCAGAAATGCTCGGACCGCGAGACCATCCCGCTCTGCGCGGCGCACCATCGCCAGTGGCACGACTGCGCCGGAATCTTCTCCGGGTGGTCGAAGGAGCATCGCCGCGAGTTCGCGGCTCGCGCCATCGCCGACACGCAGCGGAAGGTTGGCCTTGCCGCCGCACTCGCGGCCGACGAGGAGGTGCCGTGGTGAAGGCGCCCGAGCGCCTCGGCGCCTCGCGGCCATGCCGTCAGTGCGGCGCCATCATTTCGGTGTACCCGACGCCGAGTGGCGGCCGGGTCGCGCTCGACATCGCCGAGGACGCCGGCGGCGAGTTGGCGCTGGAGATCGACCTGGACGACCCGAGCCGGACGTTCGCTGTGCCCGCGCCCGCGGACTGCACCGGTCGACGGTTTCGCAACCATGCAACGACCTGCACGCACGTCGCTGAGCTCCGCTCGGTGGCCGCCGTGGGAGGAGGGACGAAGTGACGACCTACGAGGACTTCGTGGCCGGCAAGCTGTCGCGCCACGTGCCGACGGGCATCGGTGAGGTGCCTAAGCTCCATGACGACCTGTTCCCGTTCCAGCAAGATCTCGTCGCGTGGGCGCTGCGCCGCGGACGCGCCGCCATCTTCGCCGACACCGGGCTCGGCAAGAGCCGGATGCAGCTCGAGTGGGCGCGGCACGTCGCCGCCTACACCGGGCAGCGCGTCCTGATTCTGGCCCCGCTCGCCGTGGCGGCGCAGACGGTCGCCGAGGGCGTGGTCATGGGCGTCGATGTCACCCTGTGCCGCGACGCCTCGGACATGCGCAACGGCGTGAACATCACCAACTACGATCGGATCCACCGGTTCTTACCCGATGGGCTCGGCGGCATCGTCCTCGACGAGTCGTCCATAATCAAGCATCACACCGCCGAGACGCTGAAGACGCTGCTCGCGTTCAGCGAGTCGATCCCGTTCAGACTCGCGGCCACCGCAACGCCGGCGCCGAACGACTACACGGAGCTCGGTACGCACGCCGAGTTCCTGGGCATCTGCACGCGCCCCGAGATGCTCGCCGAGTACTTCTGCCACGACGGCGGAGAGACGCAGGTCTGGCGGCTCAAGGGCCACGCCCGGGCCATCTTCTGGCGGTGGGTGGCGTCGTGGGCCGCGCTGATGCGCCGGCCGAGCGACCTGGGCTACGAGGACGGGGGCTACGCGCTGCCGCCACTGCAGGTGCACCAGCACATCGCACCCGCCGACGTGGCGACGGTGCGGGCGAGAGGGATGCTGTTCGCGGTCGAGGCGACCGATCTCATGGAGCGCCGAGCGGCGCGTAAGGCTAGCGTCGAGCAGCGCGTGCGCGACTGCGCCGCCCTGGTCAACTCGACGCCGGGCGCGTGGGTCGTGTGGTGCGACCTCAACGCCGAGTCCGAGGCGCTCTCGGCGGCCATCGACGGCGCAGTCGAGGTGCGCGGCTCGATGGATGCCGACGCGAAGGAGGCGGCGCTCGTCGGGTTTGCGACTGGAAAGTACCGAGTGATCGTCACCAAGGCGTCGATCGCTGGGTTCGGGCTGAACTGGCAGCACTGCGCCTCGATGGCTTTCGTGGGCGTGACGGACTCGTGGGAGTCCTACTACCAGGCCGTGCGTCGGTGCTGGCGGTTCGGCCAGCGCAAGCCGGTCAATGTCCACATCTTCGCGTCCGAGGTGGAGGGCGCGGTGGTGCGGAACCTCGAGAGGAAGGAGCGCGACGCCTTGGCCATGGCCGAGGAGCTCGCCGCGGAGACGCGGGACGTCGTGCGTGACGCGGTGCGCGGGCAGTCGCGCACCACCAACAGCTACCAGGCGAAGGTCCGGCAACGAGTGCCGGCGTGGATTCAGGAGGGCGCATGAGCAAGGTGGTCGATCAGCACGTCACTGAGAAGTTCGCCGTCTACAACGCTGATTGCGTCGAGGCGCTGCGCGGCCTGCCCGCGTCGTCGATGCACTACAGCATCTTCAGCCCGCCGTTCGAGTCGCTCTACGTCTATAGCAACTCGCCGCGCGACATGGGCAACGTGCGCAGCAGCGCCGAGTTCATGGCGCACTTCTCCTGGCTGGTGCGCGAGCTCTTCCGCGTGATGAAGCCGGGCCGGCTCATCTCGTTCCACTGCATGGACCTGCCGACCTCGAAGGAGCGGCACGGCCACATCGGGCTGCGCGACTTCCCCGGCGACCTGCTGCGGGCGTTCGAGGCTGAGGGGTTCATCTACCACTCCAAGGTCTGCATCTGGAAGGACCCGGTCACGGCGATGCAGCGCACGAAGGCGCTGGGACTGCTGCACAAGACCATCCGCAAGGACTCGTCTATGTCGCGGCAGGGGATCCCGGACTACCTCATCACGGTGCGGAAGCCGGGCGCGAACGACGAGCCGGTCACGCACGCCGAGGACGCGCTAGCGAAGGTCGAGACGTGGCAGCGGTACGCGTCGCCGGTATGGGTGACGACGGATGCCGGCGTTGACGATGAGGGGTTCGCGAAGTGCACGCAGGACATCAACCCGTCTGAGACGCTGCAGTACCGGAGCGCGCGAGAGAACGACGACGAACGGCACATCTGCCCGCTGCAACTCGAGGTCATCCGACGCGGGATCCGGCTGTGGAGCAACCCCGGTGACGTGGTGCTTTCACCGTTCACCGGCATCGGCTCCGAGGGCTACGTCGCGCTGCAGGAGGGACGGCGGTTCGTCGGCGCCGAACTCAAGGCCAGCTACTACCGCCAGGCCGTGAAGAATCTCGCAGAGGCGAGCGTGGAGCGGCAGGGCTCGCTGTTCGGGGGCGCGCGGTGAGCGCCCGCACCATGCCCGCCGCCATCGCCGAGATGGTCGAGCGCAACGCGTGCCGCCGCGAGGTGGCTTCGGTGGCACGGCGTCGAGTCGCGGCGCTCACGGTGGCCCTGCGGAAGCTGGGCATCGGCGGCGTCGAGCTGGCCGAGGTCTACGAGGGAGAGGCTGCGAAGAACCGGAGGGAGGTGAAGCGATGAACACCCTTGCTCAGCGCGCGAAGGCGGCGAGTGACACGTACTGCGCGCTCAACGCGCCGGACCTGCCGGCCGACCCGATCAGCGCGCTTCAGCTCCGGCTGTACCGCTGGGAGGTGACCTCGTTCGGCTACCAGGACGAGACCAAGCCAACGCTCGGCATCTCCGAGGAACTCGGGGAACTCGCGGAGGCGAAGACCAACGACGAGATCCTGGACGCCATCGCCGACGTCGGGATCTATGCGCTGCAGCTGGCCACGAAGCTGCGGCTCGACGCCGGGGTGCTGATCTGGGAGGCGCTCGAGAACCCGGCAGACTACCGACTTGACCTGCCGCTGCCCCAGGCGGCGTGCGCGATCAACGGACGCATCTCGCACGTCATCCTGAAGTCCTCGCAGGGAATCCGGGGCATGGGCAGCGCCGCGGCGGTTCGCGAGGCGATCGCGCCCGAGCTCGCGCGGCTGTTCCGGCTGCTGCTCGACTCGCTTCCGCCTGGCGGCTACCTGCTGATGCAGGTGATCTTCGACACCGCCGAGCAGGTCATGAAGCGCGTGCCCAAGGCGCTGCCGCAGGTGGTCCGGTGAGCGCGCGTCGAGTGGGCGCCTGCTCCGAGTGCGGGGCGCGCATCGAGCAGGACCGCGCCTGCCGGCCGCGGAAGACCTGCACCGCCCAGTGCGCGATGGCGCGCGACCGCCGCCGGGCGCGCGAGGCCAGGGATGCCGACGCGGCCGAGGCCAAGGCCTGGTGGCTGTCGCTCACCGAGGAGCAGCGGCTCGCGGCGATGGCGCACGTGCGCCGCAATCCGCCGCCGCCCAACTTCGCCGGCGGAAAGCAGCTGTGGGCCTACTTCAGCCGAGCGGCGTTCTCCTGCGAACGCGTGCCGGTGTCGACGGAGGCAGCGTAGCCATGCCGCGACTGGCCCACGACTGCACTCGATGCGGTCGAACACACACGAGCCCCAAGTACCTGCTCTGCCTGGCGTGTCGCCTGATCGAGCGGAAGCGCGCCGCCGCCATCCTGGCCGAGGTACAGGCCGATGGGGTGTGCTCGATCTGCCGCAAGGCCGAGGCCGACGATGGGATGCGCACGTGCGTCCCTTGTCGGGATCACCAGCGGAAGCTCAATGCTCGCGCCGTTCGAAGGGCACAGCGAAACGGCACGTGCGTGACCTGCAAGCGCACCGACCGGGCCGCTGCGCCAGGGAAGGCCTCATGCGGGCCATGCCTGGAGAAGCGGCGTAGGCAGCACGCCCGGACGCAGCGGCGGCTCCGTGGCGAGCTCCGTGCGGACAACCGCGACCGACTGATCGAGACGCTCGCCATCCACGGGGCGATGGACCTCTATCAGCTCGCCGAGCGCGCGAGCATGTCGACGCGCACCGTGCTGCGCCACCTGCGCAAGCTCGAGCCTGCCGGCAAGGTGGCGCACGAGTCCATCGGAGCGCACTCCAAGAAGGTCTACTTCTCGATCTGCGGGGCCCGTCGATGACCCGCGAGTTTCACCGTGTCCTTCTCGCCGACCTTCCCGCGTGGGAGGCCAAGGGATGGCGGCCGGCCGTCGAGCTCGGCGGAGCCGTCGGCGCCGACCCATGGTGTGCCGGAACGCTCGCCACCGTGACCGTGACCCGCGACGTCCCGACCGAAGAGCAGCAGACCGACCCGGGGTGGACGCCGCCCTGGAACCGCGCAGGAGGTCCGCCATGACTCGCGCTCTCGTGTTCGGGATCATCACCGCGCTGGGAGTCTGCGGGCTCCTGGCGGCGGTCGCGTCCTGGTTCTGGTGGATGTGGAGGGCGCTCGCCAGGTTCGTCGCCGAGGTGTACCTGCGAGTGGCCCAGGTGCGCCGCCGCGAGTGGCACGACGGGTGGCTCGAGGGTCATCGCGTCGGCTCCGACGTCGACGCCAAGATGCGCCAGATCGGCGAGCGCGCGCGGAGGCTTGGTCGATGAGCGCTCAGGAATTCGAGCACACCGGCGTTATCGTGCCGCGTTTTTGGGATGCCTTCCGCGGCAAGTCGGCCGAGGTGAAGGTGCTCGGGGTCTTCCTGGTCACTGGCCGGCACAACGCGGGCCTGCCGGGGTGCTGCGTCATCGGGTGGGCCGCCATCGCCGAGGAGATCGAAGTGACCCCAGAGCGGCTCGCGGAACTATGGGCCCAGCTCCCCGCCGGCTTCGCGCAGTACGACAAGGCGCACCGCGTGCTCCGCGTGCAGAACGCGCCGCGCTACTGCCATCGACCGAACCACCAAGTGCTCCGGGTCTGGTGGCGTCGGTGGCGCTCGATGCCGGACTCGGCGCTGAAGTTCGAGCACATCGAGTCGCTCCGATGCTCCCTTCCCAATGAGCCCTCTGATCTGGTTCAGCGGGCGTGGGACGAGACATTCGGAAGTGTCGAGATTCTCAAGTCATCGACTGATGGCGCCATGGGTGGCGGCATCCATGCCGCCACCGGTAATGCCATGGGTGGCCTCACCCATCCTCTAAGTCAATCTCAGAGTCTGAGTCTTTCTCTGGGTCCGGATCCGGAGAAGATCTCAGAGACCGTAGGTAAGAGCACTCCGCGCGTGCGCGCGCCGAAGCAGGACGACGCCGTAACTGCGGCTCGCCGGCGGACGACCGACCACTGGAATTCTCGCTACGCTGAGCGCACCGGCTCGAATCCGTTCTGGGACGGCAAGGCATTCGGGCTGCTGTACCCGCTGATCGGCGCGGTCGGCGCCGACGAGGTGTGCCGGCGGATCGACGTGCTCTTCGACGCGCCGCCGCGGTTCCTTGCTGGGGCCACGCCGGACATTGGCACGTTGCGCCAGCACTTCGACAAGCTCGCGGCGCCGGCGCGCATCGGCCTCGGGACCGGATCCGCCGCTCCGACCGGTGACGACCTGCGCGCCCTCGCAGCCGAGATGGAGCGGAGAGGAGTCGGCCAATGAACATCGCGGAGACGACGAAGCTGCTCGGGAACATCGTGGATGCCTTTCCCGGGCGCGTGGTGGCTACGGAAAGCATGTTGCGGCTCTGGACAGCCATGCTCGAAGATCTGCCCGCCAGCGAAGCCATGCGCGCCCTCCGCGCGTACCTCGCTGAGGGGCCGCCTCACCCGCCGTGCATCTCGGACATCCGCCGGCGGGTTGCCGAGGCGCGGGTGGACGCGATCGACGCCGGGGCGGCATGGGGCGAGGTGCAGCGCGCGATCCGGAACTACGGCTACAACCGCTCGCCGCCGTGGTCGCATCCGGCAGTCGCGCACGCGGTCGACGCGCTCGGCTGGCGAACCATCTGCCACACGCTCGAGACGGACCTGCCAACGCTGCGGGCGCAGTTCGAGCGGTACCTGAAGGGCTACCTCGACGGCCAGCGGCGTGAGGCCAACTCGGGCGCGCTCGAGGCCCACGTCGAGCGGCGTGGGCAGCTGGCCGGCGCCGACCTCGTCGCCGGGCTCCTGGGCAAGGGAGGTGCGAAGTGACGCGCAAGTGCACGAACGAGCAGTTCATTCGGGCCTACTACGCCAGCGACACGATGGGCGAAGTGGCCGAGCGGACCGGCCTCACGTACATGAGCGCGGTCTCGCGCGCCCAGCGGCTCCGCATGATGGGGATCGCGCTGCCCAGGTTCGCCAACACCGGCCGGTGCGGGATGGGCGAGGCAGAGGTGGCGCGGCTCGTAGCGCTCGCCGAGCGCCTGCTGAACGGTGAGGAGCAGCCGTGAACGTCGTGGCGATGGCGGTCGCCGTGGCGCTCGCGGCGCAGTGGGACATCTCGCCGGGGCGCTTCGCGCTGCTCATGGTGCTCATCGGGACGACGGGCATGCGGATCGGCTTCGTGCGCGGGTGGACGCTCGGCGTGAAGGCGGTGGTCGAGCGACTCATGACGGGGAGGTGATCCGTGTCGAAGCGGTCGGCCGTTTGCGAGTGCGGGAAGGCGAAGCGGGTCGGCGTCGAGGCGTGCGACACGTGCATGGCGCTCGACGGCGTGGGCGACTCGGAGCGGGCCCTCGTGGGAGCGATCCGGTCGCTCGGCGGGTCGGCCACCAACGACGCGCTGATGCTGGAGACCGGCCTGCAGTACCGCACGCTGCGCAAGGCAGCCAAGCGGCTCGAGGAGCGCGGTCGCCTGCGGCGAGAGCAGGTCGAGGGCTGGCAGGCGGAGACGGGCGGAACGGGCGTGGCCATGCTCTCGCTCGCCGCCGCGCAGATGGCCCTCGAGGGATGGATGCAGCTCGCGCTGCCGAGCCTCGACGTGTACCTCGAGCCGGCGTTCGTCGACGAGGAGCGGGCAGGGTCGCGGCGCAGATTGGACAAGCAACGGAGGGCACCGGTGCAGCAGCTTGAATTGGCGTTTCGGAAGTCGCGCCGCGCGGCGAGGCACGCATGAGTCGACCGTTCACGGCGTTCGCCGCAAGCCATACGGCGATGGTGAAGTGCGAGTGCTGCGGGTCCCGGATGCCGCCGCGCGAGAAGCGCTGGAAGCCTGGCGACCCGATCGTGCCGTGCGCCACGTGCGTCGCCGCGGGATGCACGCACCGCTGGCGCGAGTGGTGGAACATGGGCGCGGAGTGCCCGAAGCGCGCACGGCTGCGCAGGGTCGCCAAGGCGCGGTCGCGGTGATCCTCGTCGGCGTCATCGGTCTCGCGATCGTGTTCCTGCTGCGAGGGCACGACCGCGACGACGATCCGCCTCCGCCGGCGCCGAGCTGCGCGACGTGCGGGGCGCGGTTCACCGACCAGCGCGGCGTCCAGTGGCACCGGGAGGCCGCGCATCCCGAGGTCTTCGAGGAGCCGGCGCGGCCGGCCGAGTACAGGAACACGGAGGGCAGGGCATGAGCGCATTCAACAAGGCGGTCCACTGGCTCGACCAGGAGATCGCGAAGGTGGAGACCAAGCTCGAGCGCCTGCGCGGCGCGAGGGATGTGCTCGAGGAGTCGGCCGGCGGCGCCATCAAGCGCATGCGGCCGTGCAGCGAGACCGTCTGGCACGGAGATCTCGTGGCGCACCTGCGTCGCGAGCACGATGGGTGCGGCTCGCTCGCGAACTTCACGCAACTGAAGGACCCGGAGGAGGACGAGGATGCGCGCGCAGCGTAAGACGATCGTGGTGGAGGAGCTCGCCGACGACTCGGCGCTGCTGCAGCAGTACGGCCGGGCGGTGCGCGCGCTTCTCGCCGCCCTCGCCCAGCTCGCCGGGAAGGTCGACGAGCTCGAGACCCTGCGCGCCGTGCAGCGGCGGGCGCAGCCCCGGCTCGACCAGCTGGACGGTGACGGGTCGTGAGGGCGCAGTCGACCCACTACCGCGTGGTGTTCCTCGGCATCGGCAGCCCCAACGACGCGGAGTGCGTGACGCTCGACTACGCGGTGCTGCTCGCGAAGCGGGACCGCAAGCCGAAGCACGAGTCGATCATCTACCTCGGCGACAAGGAGCGCGCCCGCGTCACCGCCGAGGGAGAGTTGGTCTACGCGAAGGATGGGGCGGCGCGGTGAGGATCCACGAGTGCTACTTCTGCTCGCGCAACCTCCGCCACGGCCACTGGCCGATGTGTCCGGTGCTCGAGATGACGCGCTACCAGGCGCGGGCGTTCTTCAACCTCGCCGACTTCGCGCGGCACTTCGAGTACGCGAAGGACGGAGGCGAGCCGATCGCTGTGCCGCCGCCGGACGAGCTTCCGATCACGGGCACGCCGCAGTACATCCTGGACTACCAGCGGGCGGTGAACCGGCACTCGCACGGAGGTGGCCTGTGAGCACCGACCACCGCTCGTGGCGCTGCCCCACCTGCCTGCGCCAGACCGTGAGCTCGAGGTCGGTCCGCGCCCGCTACTGCCCGCGCTGCGCCGTGTGGTGCATGCGGCTGGACGCCGACCGCGAGGACGACGAACCCGCGCCCGAGCCCCGCTACGTCATCGGCATCGACCATGCCACCGGGCCGGAGTCCGTGGTCCTCTTCGAGGAGCACGGCCATTTCGAGGGCTTCGGCGGAGAGCCGGGGAAGGCCTAGCCAGGGCAGGGTCGCGACGCAACGTGCCAGGTGGAGGGCATCCACCATGGCCGCAGAGAAGTTCGAACCGCTTCCCCCCGAACCAACCCCCGAAGAGATCGCTCACGAGCAGGGCAAGGCGATCGTCGCCAACCTGCGGATGACCGTGCTCGCCGGCATCGCCGCCGCCGGCCAGTGCTCGCGCCTGGCACTCGACCTCATCGGCCGGGACACGCGCAACGTGGCCCAGCTCGGGCAACTGGTCGCGACGGCGTCCACCGCGCTCGAGTGCGCAGAGAGGGCGCAGAAGCTCATCGCGACGGCCGAGGGCGACAAGCCCTTGAATTCGTAGGAGTTCTCAAATGGCTGGAGTGGGTCGGCCAAAGGGACAGGGCAACGCAGAGCGCGAGGCCATGAGCGCGGTGCGCTTGACGCAGGTCGAGGAGGCGCTGCTCGCTGGACGCAGTCGAGGATGGATCATCGAGGTGTTCGCGGACCAGTGGAAGGTTACCGGGCGCCAGATCCAGAACTACATCGCGCGCGTCGAGGAGAACTGGAAGGCATCGGCGCCGATGGCCACGCCGGAGCTACGACGTGCGGCGCGCGAGCGCGTGCTGATGCTGCTGCGAGCGGCGATGGCCGACCGAGCCGAGGTGCCAGGGGCGTACGCAGCGGCGCGCGGGGCGCTCGACATGCTGAACAAGATCGACGCGGTCTACGCGCCGGAGAAGGTGGAGCACTCGGGCGCAGTGTCGGTGGAGTCGATGACGCCGGCGCAGCGCGCGGAGCGCGTGGCCGAGCTGCTGGCGAAGGCCGGTGCAAAACCTAACGGAAGCTGAGGAGCTCGAGCTCCTCGCTCTGCTTGAGGCGCAGTACGGCGGCGAGTCGCTGGACGCGTTCATCCGCCGCGTCGCGCCGCGCGAGCCACCGCCCGAGCACATCGGGTGGGAGCTCCTGCCGGCGCTCGAGCGCGCAGGCCACCGGCCGGTACGCCTGCTCGTGTCGATGCCGCCGCGGCACGCGAAGAGCATGACGATCATGCGCGCGCTCATCTGGCACATGCAGCGCAACCCCTCGCTGCTGAACGCGTACGTGGCGTACGGCTCCGAGCAGGCCGAGACGCAGTCGCGGTGGATGCGCAACGTGGCCGCCGACGCCGGCCTGCGACTAGCCGACGACACGAAGGCGGTGAACCTCTGGCGCACGCCACAGGGCGGCGGACTGGTCGCCACGGGCGTCATGGGCCGCATCACCGGACTCGGCGTCAAGGGGTGGCTCGTCATCGACGACCCGCACAAGGACCGCGTCGAGGCCGAGAGCCCGGTGATCCGCGAGCGGGTGTGGGACCAGTTCCAGGGCACGTTCTACAACCGGCTCGAGGACTTCGCGTCCGTGATCGTGGTCGCGACTCGCTGGCATGAGGACGACCTCATCGGGCGCATCAAGCGCGGCGACACCGGCGAAGAGTGGCAGGTCATCGAGATGCCGGCCATCCGCAACCCGGTGACCGGGCAGGCAGATGACGGCGACGATGGCGTGGCGTTGTGGCCTGAACGCTTTCCGCTCGAGCGACTGCGCACCATTCGCCGCACCTCGGGCGAGTACAACTGGGCCTCGCTGTACCAGCAGCGCCCGCGCCCGCGCGGCCTATCGCTGTTCAAGGAGCCGGCGCGCTTCTCGCTGGCCACGACGCGGCTCGACGGATACCGGCTCATCTGGGCGGTCGATCCAGCTGCCACGGCCAAGACGTCGGCCGACTACTCGGTGGCCGTGCTGCTTGCCGTGAAGGGCTACGGCGACGACGCGATCGCCTACGTTCTCGACGTGGTGCGCGCGCAGGAGGAGATCCCGACCTTCGTGCGGCGCGTGGCGGCGCTGGCGAGGAAGCGCGGATGCGGCGTCGTGGCCGAGTCCGTCGCCGGCTTCAAGGCCGTACCGCAGATGCTCCGGGACATCGCGCCCGGTCTGCGCGTGCTCGAGGTGAAGCCCACGACCGACAAGTTCACCCGCTCGCAGGTGTGGTCGGCGGCATGGAACAGCGGTCGTGTGCGGGTGCCGGACGATGCGCCGTGGGCGGTCGAGTACATCGCCGAGCACCTTGCGTTCACCGGCCAGGGCGACGCCCACGACGACCAGGTAGACGCGAGCGTGCACGGGTACGACGCGCTCTACGTGCCGGTGCCGAAGTTGCGCGGCGCCCGCGCGGCGCCGTTCCTGCCGTTCGGCTAGGGCAGGGTCGCGGCGCACCCTGCCTCTGTGTCCGAGATCCGCGGCCCGTTCCCCGAGTACCCGAACGACAGCGGCGCCGGCGGTGCCGGGGCCGGCTTGACGCGCGACGGCGTCTACGACCCGCGCCCGCTCGACGAGCGGTCCGCGCCAGCGACGGTGCGCGTCGAGTACGGCAAGGGCCAGTCGATGGCCTACTGGCTACTCTCCCAGCGCAACCCCGAGTACCTCGCCGGCACGTGGCGCCGGTGCCGCGCGTTCTACAAGGGCGGCGCGTTCCTCCTTGAGAACCGCGACCTCATGCGCGAGGTCTTCCCGAAGCACCTCGCCGAGTTGCCGAACGTCTACGAGGAGCGGTGCCGGCGCGCGTTCTACCTGAACTACTCTGGCGCCATCGTCGACTGGTTCGTGTCGGGCCTCGCCAGCGATCCGATCCGTGTCGGCGTCGAGGCCGAGGGCGATGAAGACGCGGCCGACGAGATCGAGCTCCCCGACGAGTACTGGGGCGAGTTCCTCGAGGACGTGAGCAAGCCGGGTGGGGAGACCTGCACATTCGAACAGCACATGCTCGAGCAGCTGCGCACGGCGCTGCAGACGCGCCGCGTGTGGACGCTCGTCGATCTGCCGGAGATGCGCGATCCGAACGCGCCCCCGGCCGCGAACCTCGCCGACCAAGTCAAGCGAGGCGAGCTCGACGCGTACCTGGTGCACGTCGAGCCCGAGGAGGTCATCGACTGGGAGGCCGACGACTCGGGCGAGCTGCTCTGGGCCATCCGATGGACGCGCGAGGTACCGCGTGGCGACTGGCGGGTGACCCGCGGGCAGATCGTCGAACGCTTCACCGTCTACGACCGGAGGTCATGGGAGCAGTACGAGATCCGCTACACGAAGGACCGCAAGCCCGAGGCGGACACGCCGGTGTTCCTCGTGGCGAAGGGCGCGCACACGTTCCCGCGCGTGCCGCTCGTGCCGTTCGTGCTGCCCGAGGGCCTGTGGGCCATGGGCAAGCTCGAGTCGCCGGCGCGCGCGCACTTCAACAAGCGCAACGCCCTCGACTGGGCCGAGCACAAGAGCCTGCTGCCGCTGCTGTACGAGTTCCTCGGCCCGGAGGACATGGCCGGCAGCACGGACTCTGGTGACGCGGCCGACCCGAACCGCGCCGTGACGCAGACGCGCGGGCAGGGATTCGTGCAGATCCGCAACGCCACCGACAAGGCCGAGTACATCGGCCCGGACTCGACGCCATTCGCGACGGCGCTCGCGTCGACGCACGACCTGCGCGACGAGATGCACCGCGTGACGCACCAGATGGCGCTGGCGACCAACAACACCGGCGCCTCGCTGGGGCGCAGCGCCGAGTCGAAGGGCCAGGACAAGGAAGATCGCACGGTCGTGCTCGAGGAGTTCGGCCGGCTGCTACGCGCGCAGTCGCTCCGCATCATCGAGACCGTCGAACGTGGCCGCGGCGACAGCACCGAGACGGAGTGGAAGGCCGAGGGGTGGGAGTCCTTCGACCTCGACTCGCTCGGCGACGTGATTGACCAGGCCGTGTCGCTCGGCACGGTCAACATCCCGTCGCCGACGTTCCAGCGCCTGCACACCAAGGACGTGTGCATCAAGGTGCTGGGCGAGAAGGCCACGCCCGAGGTGGTGCAGGCGATCGACGAGGAGCTCGAGAGCGCCTTCGCCCAGGAGACGATGGTGAAGGATGCCAACGCCGAGGCGAGCGTAGCGATGGCCAGTGCCGCGGCCGACGGCGCCGACGACCCCGAGGGCGAGCCCGTGGCGCCCACGGCAGCGAAGAAGCCCGGGCGGCTGAGCTTCAAGAGCTCGTAGCACGTGGCGCGCCCACGCCACGCACACGGCGTTGTCGAGGGGCTGCTCCGAGAGGTCGCAGCCGAGGTCGATGCCCTGCCTGGGCCCGCCGTGCGCGCGATGGGCGCGGTGTTCCAGCAGGCTGAGGCCGAGCTCTCGCGCGACCTGGCGCGCTGGCTGCGCACGGTCGAGAACGGCGCCGAGCGCTTCACCGCGCAGCGGCTCCGTGTCGCGCTCGTGCAGATGCGCGGCGCCATGCGCCGGCTGCGCGGCACGAGCGATGCGCTGTTCGACGTGCTGAGCGACGTGAACGCGCGGTCCGGCCCGCTGGCCATGGGCCACCTCGCGCGGCAGGTCGAGCGGTTCTCGATGCTCTTCGAGGGCTCCATCCGCCCGTTGCCGATCGCGCCGGCGGCGGTCATCGCGCGCGGCGACCGGCTGCTTCTGCGGCAGTTCAAGGCGAGCGCGGCGCGATACGGCGACTGGGCCGTCACCGAGATCCAGCGCCAGCTCGCCGTCGGAGTGGTGCGCGGCGAGACGTTCCACGAGCTCACGAAGCGGCTGCAGCGGCTGAGCCCCACGGCCCGTAACGTGGCCGGCATGGTCCAGGGCGCCGGGCAGACCGCCGACGACATCGCGCGCGCGCTCACGCAGCGGATCCGCAACCGCGCCGAGCTCATCGTGCGCACCGAGGCGACCAACGCCTACAACGCCCACGCCCACGACGGGCTCGTCGAGGCCGTCGCCGAGGACCCGGACTTCCTGATGCGATGGGACGCCGCGAACGACTCGCGGCTGTGCCCGCTCTGCCGTGAGCTCGACGGCAAGACCGCGCCGGTGGACGGCGACTTCGGCCGCGGCGTGAAGCACCCTCCGCTGCACCCGAACTGCCGCTGCGCGCTCACCCCGTGGCACAAGGCGTGGGGCGAGTCGCCGCGCATCGGCGCGCCGGCGCCGCGGTTCAGCGATCCGAAGCCGGTCGAGCCCGAGGGGCTGTCGGGCAAGGGATGGTCGGCGTCGAAGCTGGCCGCCGACATGGGCTCAAGCGACCCGAGCCGGGCGGCTCCGATGCTGGCCAAGGTGCTCGAGGACGTCAACGACGTGGGCATGCCGTCGAGGCTCAAGACCATTGCCAGGGTGCCGGACCTGCCCGCGGGCACGTGGGGAGACATGTCCTTCACCGGGCGGATGCGGCTCAAGCCGGACCTGTTCGATGGCGCGCGCGGGGCGCTCGAGACGCTCGGCCGGGGCGGGCAGGTCAACGGCGCCGGCGCGGACACTCTGCGCGCGCTGCTCCACGAGGCCACCCACGCCTGCAGCGCCATCCTGCCGAGCGCCTACCGAGGGATCGGCGTGCTCGTCGAGGAGGTCACGACCGAGGTGGCCGCCCGGCGCGCCGCGGGCAAGCTACTCGGACGCGCCGTGAAGTACGGGTCGTACGGCACGTGGGTCGACGCCGTGGTCGAGGCCGTGTCCAGGGCTGGCGGGGTCGCCCAGGCCGAGGCCTACGCGCTGGTCGAGGAGGCCTCGCTCGCGATGCGCCGGCGCGGCGCGCTCGTCTGCGACACCCCCGAGCTCCTCGCGGCCAACTTTTCGGTGCGGGTGTTTCCGCACGACCAGAAGGCCAGGTTCATGCTACTCGACCTGATGGGTAAGATCCGATGAGCCCATGGGACATTGAGCGGAACGACGTCGAGGCCGCGCTGCGCTACTGGCGCGAGGAGCGCAAGACGCCGAGCGACGACCCGATGCGCTTCGAGTTCCTGCTGAGGCTCCAGGACGACCCGACCGAGCTCATCGAGGCGATGCGCGCCGAAGACGAGTAGGGGCAGGGTCGCGGCGCACCCTGCGCGCATGTCGACCGAACATCAGGCGCTCACGGTACTCCAGAAGCTCGCGTCGCCTCAGCCGACGATCACGGCCACCGGGCTGCTGGCTCCGTCGGGCGGGGCGATCTCCAACCAGGGCACGCCCGGTGCGGCCACGGTCAGCTACAAGCTAGTGTCGAAGTCGGCGACGGGCGCGAAGCGGTCGCTCGCCACGGCGAACATCACGACCACCTCGGCCAACGCGACCCTGAACGGGTCGAACTTCAACCGCATCACGTGGACCGACCCGACGGCCATCGGATCCGGGACGATCGAGGTCTACCGCACCGCGGGCGGCCCCGATCAGGGCTACATCGGCGTGGTCGCCGCGGGCGTGCAGTCCTTCGACGACACCGGCATCGCCGGCGGCGTCTCTCCCATCCTCCCCGTGGCGACAACCCGCAAGTACAAGGTCGTCGCGCTCGGCGTGGATGACCGCGAGGCGGTGGCCGGCACCGAAGGCTCGTCGGCCGTTGGCCCCGAGTCGCTGAGCTCGTCGACGCCGATGCACGGCTCGTTCACGGCGGTCACGGGCGCGACTGGCTACCTCGTCTACCGCACCGACACCATCCTCACGAAGGGGCTCATCGCCACGCTGGCCGCGGGCGTCACGACCTTCGACGACACCGGCACGGCCGGCGACGGCAACGACCCGAACACCACCGACGAGACCGGTGTCGGCGACTCGGTCGACATCGGGCACCTCAACGACGTCGTCGTGATGGTCGGCGGGACCTTCGTCGCGACCCTCAAGATCCAGGTGCTCATCGACGGCACGAACTGGATCGACTGGGACTCGGCGAAGACGGCGCCGGGCTGCCTCGCGACCATCCGCCAGGCCCGCGCCATCCGCCCGGTGATGACCGCCTACACGAGCGGCACCGTGCTCGCCGGCTACTCGGGCGAGCTGTCCACGGACCGCGAGCCGCATTTCCACTAGTCGTCGCGGCAGGGTCGCGACGCAGCTTGACCTCTGGAGGGCACACGCACCATGGCGAAGCAGAGCGAAGAGGACGACGACGACAAGACCGAGGGCAAGGGCATCTCGCAGGACGAGATCCGCCGCATGGTCGTCGGCACCGTCAAGGAGCAGGTCGGCAAGGCGCTCAAGGGGCTCGACCTCAAGGGCATGATCGGCGAGGCACTCGCGCCGGTGCTCGAGCAGGTCGAGTCGCTCAAGGCGACCAGCGGCGGCGACAAGGTCCAGGGCCAGACGTCCGGCCAGGCGCCGGGCGCGCTGCCGCCCGAGGTCCAGAAGCAGATCGACCAGCTGGCCAAGGCCAACAAGGCGCTGCAGGACAAGTACGACGCGGCCGAGAAGCTGCGCGCCGAGACCGAGGCGAAGTCGCGCCGCAAGGAAGAGCGTGACGCGCTGGGCGCGGCGCTCCGCAAGGCGGGCGTGCCCGAACCGCTCGCCGCCGGCGCCGTGGCCTACCTCGGCGAGCGCGGCACCATCAAGCGCACGGACGACGGCGCCATCCGCTGGGCGCAGGGCGACGACGAGCTCGAGCTCGACAAGGGCGCGGCCGCCTGGCTCAAGACCGACGAGGGGCGGGCCTACCTGCCACCGCGCCAGGTCTCTGGCTCTGGGCAGGGGCGCAACCAGCAGTCCGTCGGCACCAACGGCCAGCGCATGAGCAAGGACCAGGAGATCGAGGTCGCGCTCGCCGCCATCGCGGGGATGCCCGACTTCGGCGGGCAGTAGCCATGAACCTGCTCGATCTGCCAGATCGCCTGCAGTCGAAGATCCTGCCAGAGCCGAACTCGGGCTGCTGGATCTGGATGGGCGCGCTGAGCGAAGCGGGGTACGGGCGCGACTGGAATTCCCGCGCTCATCGCGTGACGTACGAGGCGCTGCGCGGGCCTATCCCGGATGGGATGGTGCTGGACCACAAGTGCCGCACGCGGTGCTGCGTGAACCCCGACCACCTCGAGCCCGTTACCGACCGAGAAAACCTCATGCGCGGCAACACGCCGGCTCGGAAGAACGCCGAGAAGACGCACTGCAAGCGCGGGCATGAGTTCACGCCCAAGAACACGCGCGTCTCGATGGCCGGCTCTGGCACGAAGTGCAGGGTCTGCCGAGAGTGCGCTCGACGGAGAGACGCCGCCTATTTCAAGGCGCGGGCAGGGTCGTAGCGTAGCCTCACTCTTAAGCCGCTGGTCGACCGGCTCGTAGTCGACCGCTCCCCGCTTACGCGGGCCACGTCTGCCGCTCGTCGTCAACGAGCGGATCCCCTCGGAAGAGGGCCACGTGGCCGTCGTCATCGGCCGAACGCAGACGCGGCGTTTCCGCGTCGGTGAACCGGAACGAACGAAGGAGCGGTCGCCATGACCATGCTCGATTACGCAGGAGTGGCCTCGCGCCTGGGCATCAACGTCCAGGACACGGTCGTCAACCAGATCAACCGCGCCGTCGTGCTGCAGGCGTTCATCGACGTCGTGCCGGCGACCAACAAGGCCGTCACCTGGGACGTCAAGGTGGGCACGGCCGTCGGCAGCGTGAAGGCCGACGGCGCCGACCTCAGCGGCGGCGACTTCCAGAGCGACACCAAGGTCCAGGCATCGCTGAACTTCGGCGTCTACCAGGACGCCTTCATGATCGGCGGCCTCGCGCGCGCCGTCTCGCGGGTGACCAACAACCCGTCGGGCCTGCGCGACGTGTTCATGGACGAGCTCTCCGACTGCGCGCAGCGCATCGGCAAGCTCATCAACCAGGATCTCTACACCGGCACGGGCACGTCGCCGCAGGAGATCACGGGCCTCACCGACGGCTCCACGGGCGGCGCGCTCGGCTCGACCGGCTCCTACGCCGGCCTCGACCGCGGCACGTACACCCAGTGGGCGTCGAACCGCCTCGCCAACGGCGGCACGGAGCGCGCGCTGAGCGTCGAGCTCATGCGCCAGATGCGCCAGAACATCTACGAGGCCTCGGGCGAGAAGCCGGACCTCATCATCACCGACGCCTTCCAGCACCGGAAGTACGGCACGATCACCGACCAGAAGCGCCAGTGGGTCGACCAGGTGCGCATGCGCGGCGAGCTCATCAAGCTCGACGCCGGCTACAACCTGCTCGAGTTCGACGGCATCCCGATGATCGAGGACGTCGACGCGCCCGAGGGCACGATGATGTTCCTCAACACGTCGCACCTGCGCATCGTGCAGGTCGCCGACACCAGCGACGACCAGAACGGCGGCCGCGGCTTCACCATGGCCGACGGCACGCCCGAGGAGCAGCTCGGCCCGGCGAAGCGCAAGATCTCGCTGCGCCTGAACCCGCTCGCGAAGCTGGGCGACCACATCAAGTTCCAGCTCGTCGGCTACCTGCAGCTCCAGTGCAAGCGGCCGAACGCGATGGGCCAGATCGTCGACCTCAAGACCTCGTAAGGAGGGCACGACCATGGCGAACGAATACGGATCGGTGGCGGCAGGCAACTGGCAGTCGGGCAACAACGCCTCGGCGGCCATCGACGTGTCGCACCTCAAGAACGTGGTCGTGATGCTCGGCTCGACCGTCGCCCTCTCGGGCGGGACCGCGGTCGCGGTGGAGGTGTCGTGGGACGGCACCACCTTCGCGACCTGGGAGTCCAAGACGGCCGTGGGCGTCTACACGACCATCCCCCAGTGCAAGGCGTTCCGCATGAAGACCGCGAGCTACTCGGCGGGCACGCCGGTGGCCGGGTACTCGGGCGAGCGCGCCTAGTTCACCACCCAAGGACCGGAGGGCACAGATGGCACAGCGCAAGCAGGCTCGCGAGGTTCGCTTCGTCGACGTGATCAACGTCGGCGGCAGCCCGCAGAAGTTCGAGATCGTCACCGGCGTCGACGGCGTGCAGTCGTTCGAGGTCGCGCCGGGCGAGATCGTGAAGGTGCAGGAGGGGTACACCGAGTACCTCGAGCGCGCGCCGGGGCGCCGCAAGGGGCTGCCCATCCTGCAGCAGATGGCGCCCTTCATGCGCCGCGTCGACGAGCTCACCGATCAGCAGCGCGAGGCCCTCCTCGGCAAGCGCGGCGGCGGGCGGGCGGCGAAGGCCGCCGAGTAAGGCGATGGCCCTCACTTCGGCGCAGCGCGCGTCGGTCCGGCTCTTCATGGGCTGGCCCTCGCGGTGGCACCAGACATCGAACGAGCTCGAGCAGAGCATGGACGCCCTGCCCGGCTCGCCCGATGACGAGGCCACTGTGGTCGCGCTGCTGCCGAAGATCGCCGACATCGACACGCGGATCTTGGCGGCACTCGGGTGCGCGAAGGTCGACACGGCCGGATCGGTGAGGCTGAAGGCCGACAACGGCACGAAGATGCTCCGCAGCGAAGGGCGGCGGCTCGTGCGCCAGCTCGCCTCGGTGCTGGGATGCCCGGTCGGAACCGACCACTTCTCGTCGTCGTCGGGCGCGTTCGCTTCGCACTACGTCGGGCCGTAGGGCTCGACCTGCAGATGCATTGGGCGCCGGCCAAGCCGGAGCGGGTTCGAGCCCCGCCTCTGCAACTACGGGCCGGTGCGCCGTGGCGGGTGGTGCCCTCCGGCGTCGCAGCGCGCCGGCCCGTGCCTTCTTCGAGGTGATGGATGCCCGGCAGCGCGGTACTCGGCGACAACCTGATCGACAGCGATCTCCTCGACTGCCTCGACGAGATCCGCGGCGAGATCAACCCCGAGATCGGGCTGCGCCAGTACCGCGTCTACTCGGTGCTGCGGTCGTGGTCCGGCGGCGAGCGCGGTGCCGGCACCTTCACCGAGGTCGAGACCGAGCTCACCCCGCAGCCGCTCGTCGAGTCGTTCGTCGACTCGATGGGTGGCAAGCTCATGTCGGCCGGACTCGATGAGGCCGGGCTCGTGCGACTGCGCGAGGTCTCGCTCACCTACACGGCCGCCGAGATCAAGGGCGGCACGCTCGAGCCCCACGAGCAGTGGCTCATCCGGCTGAAGGACGCCTACGGCCAGGGCGAGCCCACGCGCGACTTCGTCGTGAAGGGCCTCTACCCGGACCGCCTCAAGGACATCGGATGGGTCGTGTCGCTGGCGCGCGCGAGCGACGCCGAGGCGCTCTGATGAGTACGACGATCTCGATGACGCCGCGCCAGCTGGCCAGCGTCCTCAAGTCGCAGGAGAAGAGCCTGCCGCGCGCCGTCACGAAGGGCCTGCGCAGCGGAGCTCGCCGCGGCCACGCCCACATGCCGAGCAAGACGCCGGTCGACCAGGGCCAGCTGCACAACTCGTGGCAGGTGCGTTCCGGCGACCGCGACGCGCGTGGCCGATTCCTATCCACCGGTGGCGTCCCGCGGCTCTTCAACGACGCGCCCCACGCCGGCATTGTCGAGCAGGGCGCGCGGCCGCACCGTGTGAGCCCCGAGGGCATCGAAGCGCTCACGGAGTGGGCACGCCGCAAGCTCGGCGTCGACCCCGTCGAGGCGAAGCGGATCGCCATGGCCATCGCGTGGCGCATCCGCCAGCGTGGACAGGCGCCGACGTTCTTCGTGCGCGCCGAGATCCCGACGCTCCTCAAGTTCGCCGAGGACGAGCTCGACCGCGAGCTCAAGAAGACCATCGAGAACCCGCCGAAGGGAACCCGCCGATGAGTGGCACGGTGGCGGTGCGCACGCACGCGCTGGCGCGCCTCGTGGCGGCGCTCGAGGCGGCATGCCCTGAGCTCGCCAAGCGCATCACGCCCGAGGCCGACCGCGACGAGCAGATCAAGTGGCCGAAGCTCGGCATCCGGGTCGTGCGCGCGCCGTTCAAGGCCTACGACCGGCGCAAGGTGACGCGCGTCGGCGGCGACACGGTCTACGACGTCGGGCACTTCGAGGCGCTCGTGCAGTTCCGGCTCGGCGCGCCGACGCACCGCCAGCGCACCGACCTCGGCGAGAAGCTCCTGGGCGCCTTCCTGGGCAGCGGCTACCGCCCCGGCGTCCTCGTCACCGCTCTGCCCGAGTGCCACGACACCGTGGCCGCATGGGAGCTCGACGACGAGGGCTGGGCCGACGAGATGGCCTTCGAGCAGAAGTGGTTCAGCACGCTCACGGTCACCGGGTTCCTGCCGGCGCTCGTGCGGACCACGACCTACAAGATCGAGCACCTACGGCTCGTCGTTGGTGCCGACCTCACCAGCACCGATCCGCCGCCCGCTCTCGTCGAGACCGTTGAGGTCAACGAGGACGGGACGCTGAGTCAGGTCGTGGTTTAGGGGCAGGGTCGCGACGCATGGTGCTGAACGTGAACCTGCTCGATCTGCCAGAGCGCCTGCAGTCGAAGATCCTGCCCGAGCCGAACTCGGGCTGCTGGATCTGGATGGGCGCCGTCGCGAAGCGTGGCGGATACGGCTCTGTCGGGATCGGTTCGCGACGTGACCCTGCAGGCCGCATGCGCATGCAGAAGGCGCATCGCGTCGTCTACGAGATGCTGCGCGGCGCCATCCCCGAAGCGCTCCAGATCGACCACAAGTGCAGGACGACGTGCTGCGTTAACCCGGACCACCTGGAACCGGTGACGGCGCGTGTGAACATCCTGCGCGGCCACACGCTGGCGCGTGCCAACGCCGAGAAGACCCACTGCAAGCGTGGGCACGAGTTCACGCCCGAGAACACGTACGTGCAGTCCAAGCGCAACGGCCGACTTGGCCGCGCCTGCCGCACGTGCGTCATTGCCGCTGCAGCCGCCTCAAAGGCGCGCGCAAGGCAGAGGAGCTAAGCAATGTCTCCGAGTATCCTTTTCACGAGCAATCCCGCCGAGTACACGGCGCTCGAGCGCGTATACGTGACAGAGCTGGCAGGCCCGGGCTTCGTGCAGGGGATCTCCAGGAACACCGTCGCCATCGCTGGCGCGTGCGTGCGCGGCCCCGTCGACACCCCCGTCGTCATCACCAGCAAGGCGCGCTTCCTCGAGGTCTTCGGCGGGCGCGACAAGACCGCTGACGGCACGGGTGGCACCTACCTCGGCGAGATCCACAAGGCCCTGCTCGGCAAGCCCTTCGGCCGCCTCGTGTGCGTGCGCGCGTGCGCCGCGGCGGCCGTGGCCGCGTCGTTCACGCTCGAGACGGCGGCCAACGGCTCCGGCACGGCGGTGCTCAAGGTCGACGCGTCGAGCCCAGGCACGTGGGGCAACGACGTGAAGGTGAAGGTCGAGGCAGCCACCGATGGCGACGCCACGCACTTCAACCTGCGCGTGAGCTACCTCGGCCAGACGAAGCTCTACGAGAACCTCGACATCACCACCGGCCAGGACAACACGCTCAACGTGATCGGCGACGACGAGGCCAACTGGATCGTCCTCACGAAGCTCGCGAGCGGGACGCCGCTCACGGCGGCCATGTCCGGGCTCGACAGCGACGGGTACATCAACCTCGGCGAGACGGTGGCGTCGTTCACGTCCGTCGCCGGCACGGACGGTACGATCGCCGACACCGACTACACCGCCACGGGGCGCGCGATCGACCAGATCGCGGCCTACCCCGGCGTCGCGCTGGCGCTCGTCGCCGAGCGCGCCGGCTCGACCATCAACGGCGCCATCATCACCGCCGCCGCGACCGCCACGGACCGCATGTTCGCGATCTGGAGCGGCAACCACGCCGACGAGGCCACCGACGTCATCAGCGACGTCGCCGGGCTCACGGCGAGCGACCGGGTCGTCTACTGCTTCAACTCGCCCTACATGCTGGATCCGCAGACGGGCGCGCAGATCCAGGTCCCGCCGCACCACGCGATGGCGTCGTGCTTCTCGCAGACCGCTGTGAACCAGCACGTCGGCTCGAACCGGACGAAGGCGTACAACGCCGGCATCAAGGGTCTCACCTACGAAACCCTCACCGGCGACGACTACAAGGACCTGCGCGCCGCCGGGATCTGCGCGCTCGAGCGCACCGCCGGCGGCAACCCCGGCTTCGTGTTCGTCTCCGGCGTGACCACCGACCTCACCTCGCAGCGGTCGCAGATCGCGCGCCGCCGCGAGGTCGACTACCTGCAGCTGAGCATGTCCGAGGCCCTCCAGGACTTCGTCAAGGAGGAGAACACCGAGGACGTGCAGGCCGAGATCGGCGGCGAGGTCGTCGCCTTCCTCTCCGGCTTCAAGCGGGCGAAGCAGATCGTGAAGGACTTCAGCGTCGAGCAGGGCCCCGAGGTGAACACCGAGGAGGCTCGCGCCCAGGGCGTCGAGGTCATCCAGACCAACGTGAAGCTCTACGGCCACATCCTGGGCCTCGTGCTCCGCACGAACATGGGCACCGGGGTGACGGTCGCCACGGACGCCGCGGCGTAGGCGCGCGAGCGCGGAAAGGCAGACGAAGATGTCGAGCGCAGCGGTTCGTGGCAGCGAAGCAACCCTCTTCCTCGCGGTGGACGGGCGGCGCTTCACGCTGCTCACCAAGGACTGGTCGGAGGAGCCCGACTTCGACCTCAAGATGGACGACTACATCGGCCAGCGCACGTCGCAGGCCAACCCGCAGTTCAACGGCGTGAACTTCTCGTTCTCGTGCGACGAGGACGACGCTCAGGCCATCGAGCTGCGCCAGCTGCTCATGTCGCGCGAGCGCGCGGGCCTGGCGCCGCCGCGCGCGACCGTGAAGGTCAAGACGAAGTACCGCAAGGCCGGCGTGGGCTCGCGGATCCTCGCCTACTCCGACGTCACGCTGTCGCCGGGCACGCGCGCGAACAGCGGCCGCAAGGAGAACATCACGAATTCTTTTAAAGGGTTCAGCCCTGCGGAAGCGGATGTCCTGTCGCAGTAGCAAAGAAGACCGATTCTGGTCGAGGGTCCGCATCGGCGACGGGTGCTGGGAGTGGACTGCAGCCCGCACTTCGGCGGGGTACGGAGCCTTTTGGGAATCCGGCCGGGTTCGATTGGCGCATGGCGTCGCATGGGAAATTGCCAATGGCCCGATCGGCAATGGGATCTTCGTGTGCCACCGCTGCGACAACCCGGCGTGCGTGCGCCCGTCGCACCTGTTCCTCGGGACGCACAAGGACAACATGGCCGACATGAGGGCTAAGGGGCGCCAGTCGAGGCACCCTCGCCCGCGCGCGGATGCAAACGGAGCGCGGCTGCACCGTGAGCTTATGCCGCGAGGCGAGTCGCACGGGATGGCGGTGCTCGACGAGATGCGCGTGCGCGAGATCCGCGACCTCCACGCCGCAGGGGAGCCGAAGAAGAGGCTGGCGCGCCGATTTGGCGTTAGCCCGCCGACCATCACCAGCATCGTGCTCCGCCGTACTTGGGCACATGTGACGCAGTAGCCAACTGGCCGAACGGCCAGTTGAGGAGGGCACAAGGGCACCATGAGTCACGACCGGAATCCGCACCTGCTCCACATGCGGTTCAAGTTCCCGAAGGGCTGCCACGACGGGCGCGGCAAGGCGCTCGAGTCGATCGTCGTGCGCGAGACCGACGGCGTGGACGAGGAGAACGCGGCGCGCGCGGCCGACGGCGCCGGCAAGAAGGGCAACTTCCAGCTCGAGCTGTTCAAGGAGGGCGTGGTGTCCATCGTGCTCTCGGGGCAGGAGGTGCAGGTGGCGCAGCCCTTCGCCAGCTTCGACGTCTGGCCGACGCGCTCGAAGGAGTTCGCGCTGCGCGCCTTCGCCAAGCTGAACGCGGTGGCCGAGGCCGAAGAGCTGGGGGAAGGCGTGGCCGTCGACACGAAGACGAAGTCGACGGCGACCAGCCCGTAGAGGGCCAGCCCTACGCGCACTATCGGTGGGTGCGTCGCCAGCTGCTCGGGCAGTGGGTGATGGTCGGCCGACAGGGGATGACCTGGGACCAGTACCGAGCGCTTTCGATGCACGACCGCTGGCACCTGCACAAGTCGGTGCGGGCCTACCTGGAAGCGATCTACGGCGCTGGCGCCGAGATGAACCACGACGAATAGGGGCAGGGTCGCGGCGCAATCTGCCTTCGTGGGCATCAGCGTCGAGGACCGCTTCTGGTCGAAGGTCCGCATCGGCGACGGCTGCTGGGAGTGGACCGGGGCCAAGGCCGGGCGCGGCTACGGCGTGATCGGCGTCGGCGGGAGCCGCCGGAGCGGCGGCCGCCAGGACTACGCGCATCGCCTCTCATGGGAGATGGCGAACGGCCCGATTCCTCATGGGATCTTCGTGTGCCACCGCTGCGACAACCCGCGGTGCGTGCGTCCGGGGCACCTATTCCTCGGTTCGGTCCAGGACAACGCGGACGACATGGTCTCGAAGGGTCGCCAGTCGCGTGGGCCGCGCCACGCCGACAAGACCCGCGGAGAGGCACACGGTCGCGCGAAGCTGGTCGAGGCCGACGTGCTCGCGATTCGAGCTCGGCGAGCTGCCGGAGAGACACTGATGGAGCTCGCGGCCGCCTTCGGTGTCAACCATGGTGCGATCAGCAAGATCGCCAACCGACGCACGTGGCGGCACCTTGAAGATAAGGCACGTCGATGAGCGGTACGACCACGACGTACGCCATCGAAGTACTCTATAAGACTCGCGATTCCGCGTCCGGCGGCCTCGACAAGATCGGCCAGGGCGCCGAGCGCGCCTCGAAGTCGACCGGCGGGCTGGTCTCGGCGCTCAGGGGCGTCGGCGCGGCGCTGGCCGGCTACGGCGCCTTCCGCCTCGGGAAGTCGATGTTCATCGACTTCAACTCGAGCATCGAGCAGTCGACCATCTCGCTCGCCGCGCAGGAGAAGATGCTCCTCGGTGGCAGGTGGGACACGGCGATGTCGCACGCGACCGGCCTCTTCCAGGACTACCAGCAGGTCGCCAAGAACTCCGTCGGCGAGACGAAGGACTTCCTCGAGATGCACCAGATGATCGCCTCGTCGGCGATGCAGGCTGGCCTGGGGATGAAGCAGCTCAAGGAGATGACCGTCGGCGCGACGATCGCGGCGGCCGCGCTCGGCGAACGCGCGGACATGGTCGCGCTCGACGTGAAGCAGATGCTCGCCGGCACCGTGGGCGCGCGCGACCGCACCGCGCAGATCTTCCTGGCCTCGCAGGGCATCTCCCAGGAGCGATTCAACCGCTCGAGCGCCGCCGACCGCGCCAAGATCACGATGCGCGCGCTGAACGACCCGGCGCTCAAGTCGGCGGCGAAGGCGATGGGCGAGTCCTTCGCTGGCGTGACCTCGACGCTGAAGGACAACCTCTCCATCGCGCTCGGCAAGATCGGCCTGCCGCTGTTCAAGAGCATCACGGCCGAGATCGCGAAGTGGAACACCTGGATCGAGAAGCACCCGGAGAAGATCAAGCAGTGGGCGGCCGACTTCACGTCGGCGCTCAAGACCGGGTTCGACATGGTCAAGAAGATCGCCGGGTTCATCGTCGAGCACCGCGACTTGCTGATGACGCTGGCGAAGGCATACCTCGTCGGCAAGGGCGTCGGGCTGGTCACGGGAAGCGTGCAGGGCGTCGTCGGCTCGCTGGCGCAGCTCAACGGGGGCGGGCTGGGGTCCCTGGCGGGGTTCGCCAGGAGCATCGGCGGCGTGTCCACGCTGCTCGCCGGCGTCGCCGCGACGGCCACGCTGCTCGCCGACCACGCCGACGATATGCAGACCCGCCGGATCGACTCGCAGGCGAACTGGGGCACGGCGCGCCGGAGCATGGGCGAGCTGGGCATGGCGCAGTTCGGCGGGATGTTCGGCGGCGACCGGTTCTCCGGCCGGGATGCGGCGTTCGCCGCCACGGCCGGGACCGAGGCGGCACAGTCGCGCATTGCGGCGCGCGTGCTCGCGACCGCGCGCGCCGAAGGCTACATCCGTGGTGGGAAGGTCGACGAGAACGCGATCTTCAAGACCGGAAGCCAGGCCGGCATTATGGTCCCGGAGATCCAGGGCTACATCAGCACACTGAACCGACTCCTCGATCACGCGGCGTGGGCGACCGCGGCCAAGGCGATCGGCTCGTTCAACGCCGGGCTCCAGCAGATCCCGTCGCTCGTGCCGGCGGCGGCGCGCGCGTTGATGGACCCGGCCGGGCTGTTCATCAAGGGGCTCAAGGCGCTGCCGAACGCCAACAGCAAGGACGACGCCTCGAAGCCACCGAAGCAGAACGTCAACGTCAGCCAGCACAACGAGGTGATGGTCATGACCGACGACCCGGACCGCTTCGCGGTCGCGATGACCTCGGTGGCCGTCGACTACCTGAAGAACCCGCGCGGCTCGCGCCACGTCTTCCGTGAGGGCGCATGACCGGCGGCCAGTTCATCGTGACCGAGCTCCTTCGCGACGGCGCAGTGGTCGTCGGCGGCGCCGCGCGGTTCGAGTGGTCGGCGGAGCTGCGCTCGATGCCGCGCCGGCCGTGGACCATCGGCACCGCCGTGCGGAACAAGCGGACCGACTACCCCGGCGGCGACGAGCCGGCGCACCAGGTGCTCGGGCCAAACAGCAAGGACCAGGTGCTCGAGGGCACCTGGGACGACCGCTGGAACGGCGCCGGCTACGCGCGCGCGACGCGCCTGGCCTTCGACACGATGGTGCGCCGCGCGAACCTCGTGCGGATCGAGTACTCCGGGATCGCGTTCGTCGGCCTGATCACCGAGGCGGAATACCCGCTCGACTACGACAGCCGCATCGGCTACCGCTTCACGCTCTCGCCGCAGGTGGCCGAGGAGGCTGACCCGCTGCGCCCGGCGAGCAACGCCACGCGCGCGATGTCCGCGTCGGCGCTCACCGACAGCCTGAGCACGGACGTGGATCGGGTGCGCGAGTTGCGCGCGCTGGCCCCGACCGCGGCGCTGAGCGGGACCGTGGCGAGCGACGTTGGCGGCCTGCTCGACGACCTCGAGGCGGCCTTCGCGGACCTGGATGCGGCGCTGAACCAGCGGATCGTGCAGCCAGCCGAGGAGGCGAAGCTCGACGTCCTGCGCGTCGGGGCGCTCTTCGCGTCGATGCGTAACGTCGTCGGCACGGCGCTGAACACGCTCATCACCCTCCGCGCGGACACCGAGCTCGGCTACCAGACCGCCTCGGACGTCCTCAACTTCGAGGCCTGGTGCCGTGAGCTCGGCTTCCAGTTGCGACTGCTGAGCCTGCACGCCTCCGATGCCTCCGACGAGGTCGCGAGCCGCGCCGAGGCCGACGTGCGCTGCTTCTACCGGCCATTCCAGGGCGAGCACCTCTACTCGATCTCGCGGCGGTTCTATGGGTCGACGTCGCAGTGGCGCATGATCGCGCAGCGCAACGGCCTCGTGTCGCCCACCCTGAGCGGCGACGAGCTCCTCGTCATCCCAGCCGCCGGCGCCGTGACGGACCGCGACGGCGTGGGTGCCAGCGCGGCGAGCGGGTCGACGCTCAACGGCGCGAACGGATCTGGGCGCGGGACCGGGACGGACAGCGGCGGGACGACGGCGAACGGCGCCGGCGGCATCGGCGAGGGCGGCTGATGGCCTCGAACCTCGCCGACCAGGCCCGCCGTGCCTCGATCCGGGCGCCGGGGAAGGTCTACTACCCGCAGGCGCTCGTCGCGATCACCGGGACCATGGAGACGATGCGCCCGCTCGAGGGGTTCGAGACCCACGCCCGCTACGGCGGCGCGGCGCGACGCATCGCCGACACAATCATGGTGGCCGCGCGCCCGACGGCGGTTCGCGTCGTGCGCAACAGCTACCAGAAGCCGGACTCCTACCACGTCGAGTTCGACGCGCGCGCGCTGCCGCTCACGCCGAAGCAGCTGCGGGCCTGCGCGGTCGAGGTGTACGTCTGGAACGCTCCCTACCTCGGCGCGCCCGTGCCGCGCGACGCGAATGGGAGCCCGACCCTGCGCCCCGTGATCGTCGGGCTCGTGGACGACGTCACGAGTCGGATGGACGACGGCGGGCACGTGGTCACGCTCGACGGGCAGGATTACACGGCGCTCTTCAGCGAGAAGGAGTGGAGCACCAAGAAGTCGCCGCAGCGGCGATCGCCGGCCGGGCTCCGCCTCGACCTGCAGCTCGAGCAGATGCTCCGCGAGGGCGACACCGGCGGCGTGATGCGCCTGCGCGTCGAGCCCGAGAGCCTGCGCGACGACCTGCCCATCGTGGGCGCGGCCTACCGCCGCACCAGCAAAAAGGGCAAGCCCGTGGCGGAGAAGAGCTCGTGGTGGGACGTCATGTATCGGATGGCGCAGCAGGAAGGGTGGATCCTCTTCGTCGACGGCCTCGACGTCGTGCTCACGCAGCCGCACGTCCTGCACCAGCACCGCGCCGGGCTGCTACCGAAGAGCCGGCCCGAGCGGCCGATCTACCGCTTCGCCTGGGGCCGGAACCTCGAGTCGCTCGAGATGCAGCGCCACCTCGGCAAGGAGCGCACGCCCGTGATCGAGGTGCGCAGCTACGACGACCGGACGCGGCAGACGATCACCGGTCGCTACCCGCTGCGCGGCGAGAGCGCGGCCACCGGCGTGGGCACGGAGCGCGAGCAGGTCCAGGTCTACCAGATGCCTGGGATCTCGAGCGAGACGACGCTGCGCAAGATCGCGCGCACGGTCTACGAGCTCATCGCCAAGAGCGAGCAGACGGTGGCCATGGGCACGAGCGACCTCGTCGACCTGGGCGGCGCCGACGTGCTCGAGATGCGCGCCGGCGACGCCGCGCTCCTCGACGTCGACGTGTACAACGACGAGGAGCTCGCCAGGCTGCCCGAAGGGACGCGGCGCGCCCGCCTGGAGGCCGCAGGCTTCCCCGAGTCGGTGGCCCAGTACGTGGCGCGCAACTACGACGTGGTCGACACCTTGCGCGGCCCGTGGCGCGTCAAGGAGGTCACGATCGACTACTCCACCGAGGGCGTGTCCGTCGAGGCCGAGTTGCAGGAATACGTCCAGGTGCCCACCGAATAGGGGCAGGGTCGCGGCGCAACGTGGCGCGGTGAAGATCAAGCGCCCGAAGCTCGCCAAGGCGACGCGCCGGTGGGACCCGGCCGCGCTCCGCGAGGCGCTCGCCGACGGGAAGGTGCACGCCTCGCTGGCGCTGGTGGTGCTCGAGGACGGCTCGCACTTCGAGATCGACGAGTACGGCGTCCTGGTTCACCTCGAGCTCCAGCCGTCGGGCATCGCGTGCACCGCGCGCCTGGGCGGGATGGGGCTGTACGCGATCCCGCCGGTGGGCGCCGAGGTCGCCGTGCTCGTGCCGGACGGCGAGGTCGAGATGGGGCCAGTGGTCGTCGCGCGCACCGATCAGGCGCCGGACGGGCTGGACGGGTCGACGTTCGTGATCCAGGTGCCCGCCGGCGGCGAGCTCGTGGTGCACGACGGCGCCGCGGACGACGCCGTGAAGCTCGTGACCTGGGCCGACTTCGAGAACCACACGCATACCACGGCGGGCACGGGCTCTCCGGTGGGGCCGACGAAGCTCACTCCGCCGGGGCCGTTCGTTGACGGCGACGGCACGCAGGCGCTGAGGTCGAAGTGAGCGCGTACCCGTCGAGCAACCGTCCGTCCGGCGACGAGCGCGCGCGCCGGCGCGGCCGTGACATCCTCTTCGACGACGACTTCCACGTCGCGTCGAACCACGACTGGCAGTTGGTCGAGGGCGAGGCGGCGCTCAGGCAGTGGGTCTACCACTGCCTGATCACGTCGCCCGGCGAGTACGCGGCGCGCCCCGATTTCGGCGTGGGCGTCGAGGACTTCCTGAAGGAGGAGCTCACGGAGTCGCGCCAGGCCGAGCTCACCACGCGCATCAAGACGAACCTCCAGCGCGACAAGCGGATTCAGAGCGCCAGCGCGGTTGTCGATGCCTTCGACGACGGCAACGGGCTCACCGTGTCCATCACCATCGTCGTGCGCGGACAGGCGCTCACCCTGCGTCCGTTCGCGTTCACGCAGGACGGAGTCTCCACGTGATCGCAGCGAGCTACGACGACTTCGTCGCCCTGGGTCTCGCCGAGCTGCAGCTGCGCCGGCCGGACCTCGACGTCAACACGGGCGACGTCACCGACCTGCTCATCGCCATCGCCGCGGCCATGGCGGATAAGAACGAAGCGACCTCGGCACGGCTGTTCGCGTCGACGTTCCTCGACACCGCGACCGGCGCCGACCTCACCATCCTCGCCGACGACCACTGGGGGATCATCCGCACCGCGGCCGCGGCCGCCGTTGGCCAGGTCACGTTCTCGCGCGCGACGGCCGCGGCGGGGGCGGGCACCATCCCGGCCGGGACGGTCATTGCGACCGAGGTGAACGCGCTCGGGCAGCGGATCCAGGTGACGACGAACGCCGGCGTGTCGTTCGGCGCGCTCGACGTCGCCGACAAGACCGTGGCCGTGACGTGCACGACGACCGGCACGGACGGCAACGTCGCCGCCGACACGCTCGTGTCCATCGTGAGCACGATCTTCGACTCGACGGTGGAGGTGACGAACGCCCAGCGCCTCACCGGCGGCGCGGCCGAGGAGGGCGACGAGGCGCTGCGCGAGCGCGTGCGCGCGTTCCCGTCGACGCTTCGCCGCGGCACGCTGGCGGCGCTCGAGTACGGCGCGAAGACGGTGGCCGGCGTCGCGGTGGCGACGGCCGTGGAAGGCGCGACGGGTCTGGTCACGCTCTACGTGGCCGATGCCTCGGGCAACTCCAACACCGAGCTCCAGTCGCTCGTGGCCGTCGAGATCGAGAACTGGCGCGCGGCCGGCGTGGTCGTGCAAGTCACCGGCGGCGTGGTCTACGAGATCGACGTCGAGGCGACGCTCACGGTGCGCGCCGGCTACGACGTGGCGGCGCAGGTGACGCTGATCCAGGCGGCCGTGACCAACCGCATGGCGAAGCTGCGGATCGGCGAGACGCTGTACCTCAGCGCGCTCAAGGCGGCGATCATCGCGGTCGCGCCGGACCAGATCCTCGACGTCGACTTCGCGACGCCGCTGGCGAACACGGCACCGTCGGCGAACCAGGTGATCCGCGCCGGATCGGTGACCATCGGATGACCGACGAGGAGGAGATTCTCTACTCGTTCGCCAAGGCGTCGGTGCCTAGGTGGCTGTTCGCGCGCGCGCGCTCCGAAGAGGAGATGGGTGCGCTCATCAAGATCTTCGACCGGGCGCGGCAGCAGATCGTCTACTGGGCGTCGACGACGTTCATCGGCATGGCGAACGGCTCGATCGGCGGGCAGCCGGACTGGCTCGGGCAGCACGCGCGCGAGCGCGGGACGGAGCGACAGGACGGCGAGACGGACGACGCACTGCGAGCTCGCCTGCGCAACCGCGAGGACGCGGTCACGGTGCCGGCGCTGCTCCTACTCATCGCCGACATGCTCGCCGCCGAGGCGCTCACCGTGGACGGCTACGGGATCGTCGAGCTGCGCAAGGATCGGGCGTTCTTCAACACGAACGTGCCGGCCACCGGGACCGGCATCGACCCGGACGACTACTTCGTGCAGACGGTCGACTCGACGACGCTCTACGTCGCCTCGGCGCCGTGGGCACCGTGGATGCTCGGCCAGACACTGACGATCTCGGGGTCGTACGCCAGCGACAACGACGGCGACTACGTGATCACCGGGTTCGACGGCAGCACGGGGCTCAGGTACTTCAACATCAACGGCGGGCCGGAGCCGTTCCCCGGCACGTGGTCGATCGGCACCGGGCGCAAGGTGGCCTACCTGAGCCGAGGCTACCGGATGTCCAGCGATGGCAGGGCGGCCGGGATCGTCGCGATCACGCCCTACGGGGTGTCCGAGGCGCTCCGGCTGGCCATCCACGAGGCCCTGCGGCTCCGCAAGGCGGCTGGCGTGCCGCACATCACCGAGCGCCGCATCAACCCGTGACGCGCGTCCTGCGCGGCTTCCTGGGCCCGTGGGACATCGACCGCCTCATCACCGCCTGGCGGGCGACATCGGCCGGCGGATGGCACGTGGTGCGCGCACAGCGCCAGGCCTACCGGTTCACGCCCGCGGCGCCGCCGCCCGACCTCATGGCGCGCGCGCTCGCCGAGCTGCCATCCGAGCCGGCATGGAGGTACACGGACAGCTTCTACCTGCACTACCGCAACGGCGACCGGGCACCTCCGCACGTTGACCCGCGGAGCGGGGTGCGGCTGAACGCATGCCTCATTCCGCCCTGGGCTGGTCGCCTCGTGGTCGCTGGCGAGGAGGTCTGGCTCGAGGCCGGTGATGCAGTGGTGTTCCGGCCGTCCGAGCAGGTGCATGAGGTGACTCCAGTCACGGGCGAGCGGCTGATCTGGTCGGTGGGCCGGGCGGTGAACCGTGGGCGGTAGCGGGGCAGGGTCGCGGCGCAGGGTGTAGACCATGTCGGCCGTGAAGACAGTTTTGTTCAATTCCGGCGAGGGCTTGTCCAGCGATGATTTGAACGACGCCCAGCGCGCCATGCAGGCGCAGATGTTCGACGTCTTCTGGCGCTACCGACTGCTGCGGCGTGAATTCTCGCTCGACAACTCTGCGACCCACTGCTTCGTCGTCGGTGCCGGGGCGTACCTCACCGTTACTGGAACGGCGCTGCGATCCGGAAACGGCAAGGGCGTCGTCGGGCAACTGGTGGACACCGGAGCCGTCGATGGCGATGACCCGACGGTCCTCTTCTACCACGTCGCCGAAGACGAGATCGCGACCACGCACGACGCCGCGCACGCGACGCTCGACCGGTGGGACATCGTCTGCATCAAGCTCGAGCAGGTCGATGGCGCTTCAGAGTCGCGCGACTTCAAGGACGCGACCACCGGACTGCTCTCGAGCGAGACGCTCGACAAGCGCCGCAGTGTCACGCTGACGAAGCAGGTGGTCAAGGGATCGAACGCGACCCCGGGAACGGCCGTCGAGCCATCGGTGCCGGCTGGCTACGTGAAGTGGGGGGCCTTGCTGATCAGGGCCGCTCACGCCGGCGTCTTCGCGTTGAGCGACCTGCGCGCATGGACGACGCCGCTCGGCGGCTACATGGTCGGAGTCATCATCCCTAGCGAGTTGGCCTCGAAGAACTCGGGGACGAATGGATTCCTGGGTGCATGGTCGACCGACAACGGTGGCTATTACATCGCGTCTTCCGCGGCCACCCAGCTCATGGTCGCACATCTACCGGTGTGCCCATACGGTGCGCGAGTGACCCGGCTCAAGGTGCGCGCCAAGATCAGCTCCGGCGGCTACATCAGGCTGTACCGGCTCACGGGCATCACGACGACGGGTGGCACCGCCACGCTCATCAAGGATTACGGCGACACGGGCGGGGCCGATACGGTCACCGACCTCATCGACGCCGATGGTCGCATCGGCGGCGACACCCTACTCGGCCCCTTGTGGGGGCGCGGAAGCTCCGGCGGACCCGAGGACGGCAACGACAACGAGATGATCGCCATCTGGATCGAGTCCGGCGCGAGCGGCGACAGGATCGGACTCATCCAGTGGGAGTTGTCGCTCACATGAGCCCGCCTCCTCGCCACACGGCAGCACCGACGGTGCCGCCGCCGGACGCCGGCGACATCGCCAAGCGGATCGCCGACTGGAAGGTGATCCTCGGCGTGGCCGTGGCGATCTTCCTGGCCGGCGCCGCCGCGCTGCGCTGGGACGCGTCGCACCCGGACCGCGACGACGCCGCGCGCGACCGCGCCGCGGCTACGAGCGCCGTGGTCGCGGTGCAGGCCGAGGTGTCCAGCCTGCGCGACCGCGTGACGCGCACCGAGACGACGCTCGATTGGATCAAGGGCGCGCTGTACCAGGTAGCGCAGAAGACCGGCGCCACCAGCGTGCCTCCTCCGCCGCCGTAGCGGGCAGGGTCGCGACGCATCGTCGCGGCATGTCGCAGGCAAATCTCCACCGCCTCTACGAGGGCAAGGTAGGCCCGGCCGTGATCGAGGCCGCCACGGTGGACAACACCGTGCAGACGAACTCGACCCAGCTCGAGCCTGGCTGGTACGTGATCGAGGCAACGGTCGCGATCCGGTTCCTCCAGACCACCGAGGTCGTCTCCGGCACGCCGCCGAGCGCGGGCACGCTGGGCACGAAGGGGCGACGCCTGCCGGCCGACACAGAGCTCCACTTCTGCGTCGCCGACGACAAGAGCGACGGCTACCTGATCTGGACGCGCGTCTCGAGCAGCGGGACGGTGTCGGTCTACAAGACCGACGAGATCTACGAGGGGGCGTAGTCGTGGAGCGCAACCTCTCGCGAGGCCCAGGCACCAGCGGACCCGGAGGCTCTGGTCCGGCGCTCAGCGACGCGACGCCGACGGCCATCGGGGCTGCCGGATCCGCCGGCGCGTCGGCCGACGCTTCCCGCGCAGACCACACGCACGCGGGCCTGCAGCTTTCCTCGAGCACGCCGGCGGCGGTCGGGACGGCGGCGGCGGGATCGGGCACCGCGGCGTCGAAGAGCGACCACGTCCACGCCCACGGCAACCAGAGCAGCGACGGCAACATGCACGCCGTGGCCGTGGCCTCGGGCGCGGCAGGGTTCATGAGCGGTGCCGACAAGGCGAAGCTCGATGGCGTCGCGGCGAGCGCGACGAACACGCCGCTCAGCAGCGCCACCCCGCAGTCGCCTGGCACCGCCGCGGCCGGCTCGGGCTCGAGCGCGTCGAAGGACGACCACGTGCATGCTCCGCTGTGGCGCACGCTGCTCTTCGGGCAGTTCCCCAACGTCCCGGCGAACGCCACCACGGCGATCGTCGGCTGGTTCAACGCCGACTCCAACTACCCGTTCGTCGTGCTGCCGCGCGCGTGTACGCTCACGGGTCTGTCCATCGCGATGGGTGCAAACCCGGCCGACACGATCACGCTCAAGGTGCGCAAAAACAACTCTGTTGACGGGACGCTGACGCTACAACTCACGGCAGGCACCAACCGATTCGCGTCGGTGACCGGCAATGGCGTGTCGTTCGCCGCCGGAGACCGCATCTCGGTCGAGGCGGTCACAGGCGCGTCGTGGACGAGCACCCACGACATGGCGTTCACCGTCGAGCTCACGGGGACCACCTAGGTGAGCTACCCCGCCGAGATCGACTGGTCGATCGCCTACGACCAGACGTCGCTCATCGCCGCGATCGCGCGCGTCAAGGCCGCATCGGGCGGGCAGTGGCAAACGATCTTCCTGGCACCGGGCGTGATCCCGCTGACCAAGGTGGGCACGTACGGGACCGGCGTCGAGTACGCCGTGCTCGTCGATGCCGTCTCGCGCCTGAAGTTCGAGGTCATGGGTGGCGGGTGCGTGCAGTTCACGTACAACGGCAGCACGGCCGCGGCCAATCCGTGCGCAGCGTTCATGCTGAACGCCAGCTCGAAGGTTCGCTTTGGTCCAGGCATCTCGTTCACCGGTACGACCACCGACGATGACTACCTCACCAACAACCGCCCCGCGATCTACCTGCGCGGTGCGACCTACGACATCGACGTCGATCGCGTCGACTTCAAGTACTGCGGCGCGCCGATCTCGATCATCTCGAACGTCTTGCAGCGCGGGCTGAACTTCACCGGCGGCATCGTCGATGACTGTCCCAACGCCCTCGTACCGCCCAGCTACTCGCGCATCGACGGCGTGCAGTTCAAGCGCACGTCGGTCCTGGCCTCGCACAGCCACTTCGTCTATCCGTTCGGACGCACCGAGGGGCTGTGGATTGGCGGAGGCACGTCGTTCGAGAACTGCAACGAGCACTCGATCAAGTGGAAGGGTAATACGGGCAACCTCGAGCGCAAGTCGAAGATCGTCGTCGACGGGTGCGTGGCCGTGAACTGCCACGCGCTGCTCGAAGCCGGCTCGGACGCCGAGGTGCCGCATCGACAGGTCGTGATGACGAACTGCCACGCGACCGACTGCGACATGGTGCTCGAGATCTACGGCGCCGAGATGGTGTACGTGACCGACAACACGTGCCTGCTCACGCGGCGCAACACCAGAAGCGACTGCAAGGGCTTCCAGATCAAGAGCTCCGGCATCGGTTCGGCTGGCGCCACGAGCTCGACGGGTGGCGTATTTGTCGCGCGCAACCAGGTCGTCAACGAAGCACACTTCGTCGGCGAGCTGACCGTGGCGTCGCAGCCTGCCGTCGGTGACACCGTGCTTGTCGGGTCGAAGTACTACCAGTTCGTCGCCGGAGATCCGGCCTACACAGGCGTGGGGTCCGTCGGCAATCCGTACCAGGTGAGTCGCGACACGCCGAGCTCCACTGCGGCCGGCTGCACGTCGAGGCTCGCCGATGCCATCCGCGGGCGGACTGGGTACGGCTACGAGATCCAGATGAATCCCGTTCTCGCGAAGGCGACCGACGTGCAGATCGAGGCGAGCGACATCACCCCGCAGGTGATCGTGATCGACGGGTTCGCCACCTACACTCTGTCGGTGACCGTCGGCTCGGCGATCACGGTATCGCAGGCCGTCACGTCGTACCTGAGCAAGCTCGACACCGGAATCCTGATCGCCGAGTGCCCGGGACCAGTGGACGTCTCTGACAACTACGTGCGCGACGCCGAGGTCTCGTACAGCTACACGCACTGTCCCGACCTGCGCTCCTACGACAACCGGGTTCACGGGTGGGTCAACCCGACGGGGAACACGCCCTACGCGTACCTGTCGATCTCGTGCGGCGGGAAGGACACGCCTTCAGAGCACCGCGGTAACAAGTTCGTCGCGACACCGGCGACGCAGGACACACCCGGGCGCAGGATGGACGTGACCGACTGCTTCCCGCTGATCGGCATCAACCCAGGCGTGGACCTGGTGTCAAACACCAAGCTGATCGAGAGCATGCACGGACTCGGTGGCGTGGCCACGTGTGGTGATGGCAAGGCGCGCAACCTGCTGTGGTTCGGCAATCCAGACGTCGGCGGCGTGAGCAAGTGGACCACGGTGCAGGCTCGGCCCCTGATCTGGTACCCGGGAGATACGGTGGTTGTGGACGACGGCGCCGGCCACTCGGCTACGTTCACGTACGCGAACACCTTCGACACGACCGTGACCGTGCTGAACGGCTACCCCGCAGACTACCCGGGCCTGAAGGTCACGTACGTCTCCGGCGGGGCCGTGTTCGGGACCAAGGCTCAGCTGATCGCCGAGATCAACACGGCCCTCGGTGCGTACCTCACCGCCACCGACTTCGACGGGCAGGCGAGTTACGGGTACGTGCAGATCGCCATGAACACCGCTGGCACCGCCGGCAACTCGGCGACGCTCGTCGTCAACACGGCGTCGAAGTCGTGCGGCGTGGTGCTGCAGGCCGCCTTCGTCGGCGGTCGTTCGGCCGCCGACCGGACATTCGTCTTCTCGCGAGCAGCCAGCCCGTTCCGTCCGCTCCTGTTCGGCGGCGGCGTGAACTCGACGGGCCGCGCACTCACCGGTCTGGCCTGCGATCAGACCGACGTGGTCACAGGAGTCGGGTACCTGGTCCAGCACTCGGCGGCGAGCGCGGGTGCGAAGTTCGCATGGGGTGTCGCCAATGCGTAAGCGGCAGATCCGGCGGCATCATGGCAAGCAGCTCGAGGCGCATCACGAGCGCGTGCAGGCAGTCAGCGACGCAGCCGGCGAACCGACGGAGTCGCCCGCCATGGTGGACGCCGTGAACGCGCTCCTGCGCGCAGCGGCCGAGAAGGGCGACGCGCTCGCGGCGGCGGCGCTGCTGATGAGGGGGGCTTAGCATGGCCACCACGGTGTACAACCGTGCGCTGCTGCTCCTCGCGAGCGGGGCGCTGAACTGGGAGTCCGCCGACATCCGCGTGCTGCTCGTGACCTCGAGCTACACGCCGGATCCAGACAGCGACTTCGTCGACTCCGTGACGGGCGAGGTGTCCGCGACGAACTACGTGCGCAAGGCACTGGCGAGCAAGACGGCGACGCTCGACGATGCGAGCGACCGCGTCGTGCTCGACGCCGCCGACGTCGTGTGGACGGCGTTGGGCACGAGCACTCCGACCAGGGCGGTGTTGTTCAAGCAGATCACGAACGACGCGGACTCGCCGCTCATCGCGTGCGTCGACATCTCGCCGACGCTCGCAGCCAACGGTACCGACTACACGCTCGTCTGGTCGGCGAGCGGAATCATCAGGCTGGCTCAGGGGTAGCGCGTGACGCTGTACCTCTCCGACGCCATGGCAGGCAAGCCGATCGCTCAGGTCGGCGCCATACCCGTGGCGATCGTCGACACGTCGACGGACATCCTCTTCGGAGAGGCTGTTGTCGACGCGGAGATGGCGGATGTGGTCGCGGTCGCGTTCGACGCAGAGTGCATCGTCGCTAACGTCACCGACGCGGACGGACCAGCTCCCGTGGTCGTCTTCGCCTACGACGCCAGTTCGTCCACCACGACGCTGCCGGTAAGGATGCGCGCCGCGTTCTCGTCCCGGCGCGGCGCCGCGCGGTACGCGAAGGGCCTCGAGGCGTCGGCGCGACTGGCGCCGCTGCGCGTCGGGGCACGGGTGCAGGCTCGCCTTGGAACGGTGAGGTAGACGATGTCGATCGAGATCTCGGATCCCTACGCGTTCGACCTCACCTCGCAGGGCCTCACGAGCGCGGGGATCGACCTGCTCGTGCCTGGCGAATCGGCGGAGTGGCGCTTCCAGGCGCGGCGCGGCGACGACGCGCTATCGCTTGACGGCGCGGTGATCGTGCTCAGCGTGCGGCGCAAGGACTCGCTACTCGACGCGGACCTCGTGCTGCAGCGACGGTCGATCGACCTGCTCGACGAGCTCGTGCCGAGCGTTTACCAGATCACGCCCGACGCGGACCAGGCGACCGAGGACACGGCGACCGACACCGGCAAGGGCTGGTACGCGGTCACCTGGTCGACCGGCGACGAGGCGGCGCTCGGGGCGATGCTCGGCTCGCGCATGTACTACGACGTGCGGGCGCAATTCTCCGACGGCACGGTGCGCACGCTCCTGCGCGGCCGGATCGAGGTCGCCTACCAGCGCACGAAGATCGCCGACTTCGCGCCCTAGGCAGGGTCACGGCGCAGGGTGGCGGCATGAAGAAGCTGCTCGCCGCCCTCGTCCTCTTCGCCGCGCTGTGCGCCTTCCTGGCGCCAACTCTCGTGCACGCCGCGCCGCTCGACGCGGGACCAGTGGTCACGACCGGCATCGGCACGTCTCCCAGCGTCCCGACCGTGGCCGATCCGAACATCGGCGACGCCTGGGCGGCATTCGGCGCCGGTCACTACGCGCTCGGCGTGGCCAGCCTGCTGCTCGTCGCGCTCGTCCTGGTGCGCAAGGTGGAGCCGCGGCTGTTCGCCAGCGACCTCGCCGGCGCGGCCACCGCGTTGCTCAGCTCGTTCCTGGCCGGCCTGATCACGGCGCTCAGTACAGGCGCACCGCTCGGCTGGGGAATGACGAAGGCATCGTTCACGATCGCCGTGCTCGCGATGGGCGGCTATTCGGTGTGCTGGCGGAAGCTGTTGAAGCCGGCGCTGCGGTGGGTGGCCGATGAGATCGGCTGGGAGGCGCTGGCGAAGGCGCTCGCGTGATCTGGGCGGTCGTCGCGTTCGCCGGCGTGGCCGTGGGGCTCGCCGGCGCCGTCGCCGCGCTCGGGATCGAACTCGGCCGCGAGAAGTCGTCGCGCACCAAGGCGGAGGCCGGGCGCGACAGGGCGCTGGAGATGCACGCCCAGGCCGTGCGCGACCTCGGCGCTGAGTCGGTGCGCCACGTGGACGACGTCGCCCGGCTCGATGCCGTGATCGCGGCGCAGAAGACCGGCATCGCCAAACTCGAGGAGGATCTCGATGCGTGTGAGGACCCTGCTGTGGTGCGCGATCGTCTTCGCGGCCTGCTCCGTGGCGCCGCGTCGGGACCCGGTCCCGCTGCCTCAGCCGCCGGCGCTGGCCTGCAGGCTGGATCCGCCGCCGGCCTGGGAGATGGTCGAGGCGACGTTCGGGGGAGAGGCTGATTGCCCGCCGTCCTACGTCGCGTGCCTGAGCCCGCACGGCGCGAACGTACTCGCGAGAAACGTGAGGGCGATGGAGGCGTGGATCGCCGAGGCGCAGTCAAGGTGCGGCGCTGCCCATCCTGCGGCCGTCCCGTCGAATTCGGGCGGTCCAAGTTCGCGTGGTGCAAGTCCGGCGAGCTCGGCCGGTCGCGCGTCGGGCCCGGCCTCGGGCTCGCGACCATCGCGCCCGGGCCGTGCCGCAAGCGCCTCGTCTTCGCGGGGTGAGCCGTGAAGGACTTCGCCTACGACACGTTGCGGACGGCCGCGGCGCTGGTCCTGGTCGTCATTGGGGCGCTGGCCCTGGGTCTGTGGTGGGCGCGATGAGGCTCGTCGACTTGAACCCGCAGTGGCTCGACTCGGGCGGCGAGGGCGTCACGAGGGCCGACGGGTCTCCGGCGCCACTCCAGCGCGGAGCGGCCATCGCCCTGGACTGCCCGTGTGGCAACCATGACGAGGAGCACCGGCTCTACGTGCCTTTCGCTGTGGCCCTGGACGGTACGCCGGGCGGCTACGGCGAGCGGGGCTGGCAGCGCACCGGCGACACCTTCGAGACGTTGACGCTGCGGCCGAGCATCCTGCGCATGGGCTCGGATTCGTGCGGGTGGCACGGCTTCATCACGGACGGCGAGGTGACAACGTGCTGAGCGACCCCCTCCGCGACGGCGAGCGCCCCCGTGGCCTGCTCGCCAGCCTCCGCTCGTTCGTGGCCGGAGCCCTGGCCTCGGACCCGACCCCGCCGCCGGCCTGGAGCCCGCCCCGGGGCCTCGGCCGGCTGAACGCCCTGCTTGCCGACGTGCGGAGCTCGCCCTCGGGCCCGGTCCTGCCGCCCATCGATCGGGACGCGGCGGGCTACAGCGTGATCTCCGCGCGCGAGTGGTGCGCCCGGGCCGGGCTCGAGCCGGCCGTGGGCGTGCTCGCGGTCCTGCTCGCCAGCGAGGCATCGCCCCGCCATCCATGGCAGTACGCGTGGGCCATCGGCGAGGCATGTCTTAACGCTGCGTACGCGCAGCCGCCTCCCCTCAGCACGCTCCAGGACGCGATCGTGCGCCGGTGCGTGGGCGACTCGCGGCCTGCGCTCACAGGCCGCTTCGGCTCCCAGGGTGGCCGCTGGGCCTCGACCCGGCAGCAGCCCAGCCGACGGCACGTCCGGTGCGCCGAACTGCTCCTGGCGCGCGCAGAGGCCGGGGAGCCGCCCATCCTCGCCGGCCAGGCCTCGCAGTGGACCGACAACGACACCCAGCACCTGATCCACGTCGCCGCGGTGAAGAAGGGCGACCTGAAGAAGGCCGAGAGGAACCCGCCGCCCGAGGTCGTCATGGCGCGCCGCTACGCCAGCGGCCGGCGCTGGGTCGGGCCGCTCGTGGACGCGCTCGGCGAGGTGGTCATCGACCCCTGGGTTCTCGCGCTCATCGGCCCCGAGGGCGTGAGCGAGGCCGAGGCCATGGCGATGCTCGCCGACGGGCGCAAGAGGTGGCGGCGGCCGGCGTAGGGATACGAAGCATCAGCTCTTCGGCCGTCGGGCCCGTGGATGGTGAGGATCCAGAGGTCTGAGCATCCTGGCCGTCGACGCAGGTAGGGTCCGGTGGCTCGTGGTCCTGATGGTGGCGCTGGCATCCGCACGTCATACCTCCAAACCGCTCCCTGCGGAGCGCGCGCAACTCTTCGAGGATGGCGCCGAGCAGGTCGACGTCGCTCACGCGCGCCTCACCCACACCCGACTTGGAGTCACCCACCAGTGCTCTGGCCTGGCTCCGTCGCGCTCAAGCAGGCCACGCACTTCATCATGCCGAGGAGACGCGACCCACGACAGCCATGGGATGGCGTCGCAGTCTCCACGGACCACGTAGCGGCGCTCGGTCCTGTCGCACGTTAGAGTGTGGCTAGTGAGGCCCAGCGCATCGCGGTCCGGCTCGCGCAGGTCGGTGAGCCAGACGAGCGGCGGGCACCCTGGCAGGGTCCCGTATGGGAGCAGGACTCCGCTGCGGCCGATCTTCCGCGCAGAGTGTCCACACGTGAAGTGGTACAGGCTCACGTCCTCACCTCCTCAGTAGCCGCGACGACGGCGCGGCCGATGACCTCGGAGACTTGCGGGACGACCGCGTTGCCGAGGGCGCGCAGGCGGTCCACTCTAGCGGGAACCCCATGAGCCACTCTACCCACGTCGGGTTCAGTGGCCCAGGCGTGCCACGATGAACCACCTCGTTCAACGGCAAGAGCGTCACCGCGTCGTCCAGGTTCCTCCTGCCCTGCGCGTACCTCTTCGCGGCCGTCGCCTCCGACGGCATCCCGCGCTTCGGATCGCCGAGTCTCGCCGTGGGGGTTGGCCAGCGATTCACGGCAGTCGCAAGCCCATCGCCCGATCGCGCGCTCAAGCCAGCCTTGTTGTAGTTGCCCTTGACCGTCGGAGTCGGCCACAGCGCCTTTGCGGCCATGCTCTGCAGCGAGTGGCGCACTGGACCCGTTCGTCCTGCTGAGCCGCCCTGATTCGACCCGTAGCTTGATGCGCTCTGGGTGGGTAGCAACGATGAAGAGCCGACGTCGAAGGTGGGGCGCGCCGACATCGGCTGCGCTGAGACACGTCCACTCCACATCGAACCCGAGGCGGGCAAGGTCGGCCAGCACGATTCGCAGGCCACGAGCTCGCAGCCCTGGCACGTTCTCCCCAACGACGATGGCCGGCCGCGCTTCTTCGACGATGCGCGCGAACTCGGGCCAGAGATGTCGCTCGTCCTCGTGCTCTCGGCGCTTTCCGGCGACGCTCCAGGGCTGGCAGGGGAATCCTCCGCAGACCACGTCAACTCCAGTTGGCGGGTGGAACGTGCAGACATCATCGAACCTTTCTGCGTCGGGCCAGTGGCGTGCCAAGACGCGGCGGCAGTACTCGTCGCGCTCGACCTGCCACACCGTGTGGCCGAGCCCGGCGCGTTCAAGGCCCATTTCCAGTCCACCTATGCCGCTAAAGAGCGAGCCGATCCTCACCGCTCTCCCTCGCTCATTTCCCACCACGCGATCGCGCCGTCCTACGGGCCAAGACCGACGCAGTGGCCTGCTCCATCACCACGGCAAGTCGATCCGTCTCGCGGAGGAACTTGCGCAGGTCGGCGTGCTGGCTGTATCCGCCGCGTCCCTTGTTGAACCATCCCGTGCCGTCTACGCTCACCGCGCCGGCTTTCCAGCACCTTGTGAGCCTGTCCCAGCCGTTGACCCGCGCGACGTGGACTCGACCCGGGAACCTAGTGCACCACGGGTCGATCGCGGCGTCCTTGAACGCGTCGCTGCCTCCGATGAACAGCATGCACTCGTGGTCGGGTACGTCCTCGAATGCCATCCCGTCCTGAACCGCGAACGCCGGGCGGAATCCGAGCGCGCGCACCTCTTCCACGTACTGAGGCCAGCGAGCGAGTGTCTCGGCGCGGTTGCCGACGACGTCAGGGACCACGGCCCACAACGGTGGAACTCCGCATAGCGCTGCCCATCGCAGGAGATGACGCCACTCGTCGACGTTCCACTCCTCGCCGCTTAGGTGAGCCGGCCACGCGCCGTTGTCGAGCGCGTACGGGATCTCGCGCCATGGCCCGCGCTGAGCGGTGGGGCTGAACAGGTGCCCTACGAGGCCTGGGTGTTTCCCAGCCAGCAGACCAACCTCGACGCCGGTCTGGTTTGACACCATCACCATCACGGTCGCTCGACCCGCGCCCCGGCAGTATGCGTCTCGCGAACCTCGACGGCGCGCAGGTGCACGTACGGAGGAGTCGCCAGGTCGAGACGCCTGAAGATCCACATCGCGAGGTTCTCGCTCGTGCTGTTCTCGAGGCCTTCGATCTCGTTCAGCACGCGGTGATCGAGTTGCGAGTGCACGAGCTGGTCAAACAGCGCGCGGATGATGTCGTAGTCGATGACCATACCCGTCGTGCCGTCGACGTCGCCGGACACCTCGACGCGCACCAGGTACGAGTGCCCGTGCATCCGGCTGCACTTGTGCTGTGGCGGGACCCCGGGCAGCCAGTGGGCGGCCTCGAAGCGGAACTCCTTGAACACGATCATCTTCGTCCTCCTCGCGCACCACTGGCATTCGTCTCCTGGACTGGCCATCGCGCCACCGCATGTCGCGCACGCGCTCACCGCTCGCCCTCGCTTGGCCGGCCTCATATCCCCACCTCCTCGCGCCGACGCACGTGGGACCGGCAACTCAGCTTGCGCGCTGGGCTGTACAGCGAGCACTCACACACTCTGCACATTGGGACGTTGTCGCGCCGCTCGCTGGTGATCCCCAGCAAAACATCTCCTCGCGCGGAGTGTGCCCTGTCCCACGTTCGCCACCACGCGGCCAACCCGTTCCACGTGAAGGTCCGCGCATTAAGCCCAGGCAGCGTTGCCCACGCCCATGGAGTCGTCGCACCCTCGGTGACGAGGCCGATGTGGATCCACGCCGCGTAGTAGATGCCCCCGTACGAGTAGGCGATATCGAATGACTCGGCGACGACCCGGCTCACGGAGTCACCTTTTTCTCGCCGACGTACCCCTTGATGCCGCTATTGCGGCACGCGTCGCGCCATGCCTCTGCCCGGGTAATCCCATGACCGTCCCATCCGAACGAGGCAGGTACCCTGCGCACGACGTAGTAGGGACCGTGCCCAGAGTCTCGTCGCTCGACGGTCGCGAGCGGGTAAATCTCGCGGTACGCGGCAGCGGCTGAGCGTCGGCGCGTCACGGCGTCACCTTGGCCCCGGGGAGGGCACGGATGTCGGCGGCGAGTTCGCCCGCTGTCTCGCAGCCGATTGGGCGCATCAGCTTGTCGCTTGCGTCGCACAGCCGCGCGGCCTCTTCCAGCGCCTGGGCCCGGGCCTCGGCGCGGATCTCTGCCAGTTCTTCGTCGCCGAAGAGGTACGGTGACACCCTTTCCCGCTCCTCAGCGCGGACAGCGGCGAACTCGGCCTCAAGATCAGCGATGTCGATCGAAAGGCCAGATTCGCGATGCCGCTCTTTCATGGCGCGCGCTCGCTCCCTGTCGGTCATCGCGCACCTCCAATCTTCGGCGGGCTCGGGTAGTGCGACCGGACGATGGTGCACAACTCGCGAAGCGCGCGTGCCCGTGTCTCGCGCCGGGCGGCGGCGTCGGCGGCGGCGGCGGCGGCGGCGGCGGCGGCGACGGCTCGGGCGGCGGCGACGGCGGCGGCGGCGTAGGCGGCGGCGTCGGCGTCGGCGTAGGCGTAGGCGGCGTAGG